ATGAGCAAGAAAAAACCCCACAAACCTGGATCAGCCACCATAGCGCTGAATAAACGCGCCCGTCACGAGTACTTCATCGAAGAGGAGTTCGAAGCTGGCCTCTCCCTGCAGGGCTGGGAAGTCAAATCCCTGCGCGCAGGTAAAGCCAACATCGGCGACAGCTACGTTATCCTCAAGGACGGCGAAGCCTTCCTGTTCGGCGCCAACTTCACGCCGCTGGCGGTGGCCTCCACCCACTACGTCTGCGACCCGACCCGCACCCGCAAGCTGCTGCTCAACCAGCGCGAACTCGATAACCTTTACGGCCGTATCAACCGCGAAGGCTACACCGTCGTCGCCCTCTCCCTCTACTGGAAGAACGCCTGGTGCAAAGTCAAAATCGGCGTGGCGAAGGGCAAACGGCAGCACGACAAGCGCTCCGACCTCAAACAGCAGGAGTGGGCGCGCGATAAAGAACGCATTATGAAAAACGCCGGCCGCTAACCGGCGGCCGCCGACCCGAGTGCGCATTTCCTGACCGCTTATCCCTTTGATAGCGGTGGAAGTTCTTCCCCCGGGTCTGCTATACTGTTTTGAACACATTGGGGCTGATTCTGGATTCGACGGGATTTGCGAAACCCAAGGTGCATGCCGAGGGGCGGTTGGCCTCGTAAAAAGCCGCAAAAAATAGTCGCAAACGACGAAAACTACGCTTTAGCAGCTTAATAACCTGCTCTGAGCCCTCTCTCCCTAGCTTCCGCTCTTAAGACGGGGATCAAAGAGAGGTCAAACCCAAAAGAGATCGCGTGGAGGCCCTGCCTGGGGTTGAAGCGTTAAATCTAATCAGGCTAGTTTGTCCGTGGCGTGTCTGTCCGCAGCTGGCAAGCGAATGTAAAGACTGACTAAGCATGTAGTGCCGAGGATGTAGAAATTTCGGACGCGGGTTCAACTCCCGCCAGCTCCACCAATTTTGACAAGACAACGACCGGACTGCGACAATAAAAACAGTCACTTACGGACAATGACCAGACAGTTAGTAGACCGATAAAAGACAAAAAAATACACGTGATATGCACGTGCACCTCATGAAAAACCCCAGATCTCACAGTCTGGGGTTTTCTATATGTAAACAATGGTAACAAAAACACACATCTAAAAAGCATGTACACCAGGCATACACTGGATATACTTACAGTGCAACAGATGTACATCCAACCAGTAAAAAGGCGATTATCATGCGTGTAGAAATCAGCATTGCCAAAGAGAAAGCCGGAAAATGCCGAAGGGGTCAATGGAAGCTTTCAGGCAGGAAATGACCCGGCGGATCAGTAAACAGTTCGATGATGTCGAGGTGATCGTGAAGACGGCCAGTAATGACGGCTTGAGCGTCATGTGGGCGACCGATAAAGAAGCGGCAAAGGAATTTGTAGAGACTACTCTGAAAGATGCTTGGGTTACGGCAGACGGCTGGCTTGTGAGTTGAGACGAATGTACACTCTGCAACGGCTGATAATCATTCATACTCGCACTATCGAAGTTTTCAGCCAACCTACCTGGCAGCTCTTGCATACGGCTGTCGGGTAGCCCCATCAAACCGGCCACGCCTCCCTCTCAAACACCGTAATCGTGTGAGTAAGTACACCGTGGACCGTCATGCCGTCCAGTGCCTCACCTTCCAACTCTTCGCAGCAGAAGGTTTAGGCCAAAACGCCCCCTGTTTTGGGAAATAAGCATACCAGAGCAGTGTTGCACAGCCTTGCTGCCGGCAAGGGGCTATTGCTCATCGAGTTTACAGATAAGAGCGACTTCGGCGTGGCAACGGGCGAAAACGTTAATCGCAAGGATGAGATTTTCTAAAATTCGCATGACTGTACAAATTAAGTACAGTCAACGTGGCGAGGGTAAAGGAGGGGCTAAAAATAGCAATCTGCGATGTAAAATGGCCAGGTTATTATTGGCTACTTAAACTGGCCAACCAACCGTCCTCCTTAACTAGAAAAAGCCGTGGAGTCAATGATTTCTTTCGCAAAAAAAGCCAGCCCGAAGGCTGGCCATAATTTCTCAACAACCAATAATAATTATCAAATTACCATTTATCGCGATAGTCAAATGAGATCTGATAATCGTACTTATTCAAATCAATTTTGTGACCTATGTGTTTCTGGATTATAGGAATCCATTCTTTATTTAAATCAAACACACCGTTATTTATAATATTTTCATCGCCAGGATTCACAGTCTCATCAATAATAGAATCAGTATCCCCAAAATCTTTTGAATACTCTTCATCGATAAGTTCTTCACTAACTTTGTCAAACCACTGAGTGTGTAATTTCAACCCCATAATTCTAGTCTCCTACAAGTATTTTTTGATATTTCGTTTGGGATCCGCTGGTTTTAATTGTTTACCTGTTTTCGGATCAAAAGCCCCCAAATGAGAGCCATCACTTGCTCGATAGCCTTCCAGTTCACCATGCTGCGAGTCCCACTCATAGATCTTTCGACCTTTATCGCCTTTCCAACGATTACGCCTCCCTGCCCCTCCTTGTTTTGGTGTTTTACCTGCAACAGCAGTAAGCTCGCCGAGACCCTTAATTTCATCAGTTTTAGGTGCCGGATGATACTCATGGCCCTTTTCTTTAACTCCCTGGCGAGGCTTGCTGGTCATGACATAAATCGGCTCAACGCCCGTCCCGGTCGCGTCCGGCTGCCAGTAGATGAAGTCCTGCAGCGGCGGAATGTCTCCCGCCGGCAGCGTCGTGGTGACGATGCTGTCCGCCTGCTTAACTTCCGTTCCTGTGTGCACCGGCGTCACCGGCACCGGGGCGTCGTTTCCGGTGTGCCACGGCGCGTTCGGCCCCACCGGCACCGGGTTCACCAGGATAGTCCTTGAAGGCGCTCCACCTACCGCCGGCACCGTGATTTTATCCAGTCCCGTAGCGCTGTCACGCACCGCGTTCAGCACCGGCACCGTGGGGGAGACCCCGCCCGTACCCGTTTTCACCAGGATGACCGACTGCCGGCCGTTGCCGTCTTCGGATATGTAGCCGCGCACAGGCAGGTCCACAGTCTTCATACCCGGCTTAATCTCTGTCTTCATCGCCGTGTACAGGCTGGCCTGGGCGGCGAGCATGTCGATGTCGCGACCTGGAACCCTGTCGCTGCCCTCACCGGCAGACGGAATATCAAATGCAACCCTGGCAAGGGCGAAGACAGTGGTTACCGTCGCTGCGGCAGGCGCCTTCGACACTATTCTGGCCAGCACGTCCACGCCGCGCCAGATGGCGCCGGCTTCACCTCCCGCAACGCCGGGACTGAAGGGCAGCGTTCCCGCCCCCGAAAACTGTATCATCCCCGGTGCCCGGCCCAGCGCCATCGCGCCCTCCCCGGACAGCGCCGCGTTCGCCGCCCTCACCATTTCCGGGGTGTACGCCGGCGCGTCCTGGATACCCACGCTGGCAAACAGCGCCTGACGGGCGGCCTCGACTTTAGCCGCATCAGCAGCCTGCTTTGCCTCCTCCGCCTTCCGGGCCTCCTCTGCTTTTCTGGCCTCTTCGGCCTTTCTGGCTTCTTCGGCCCTGCGGGCCTCTTCCGCCTTTCTGGACTCCTCAGCCTTCCGGGCCTCCTCCGCCCTTGCCCGGGCGTCCGCCTCTTCCGACACCTTCTGCGCCGCCTCCATCTCAGCCTTCGCCCGGGCCTCGGCCTCCTCCGCCTTTGCCAGCTCCTTCTCCGTCCATTCGGCTTCCGTGGCCGCCCGCTCCGCCTCTTCCAGCTGTTTTCTCAGCCGCTCCGCCGCCTTCGCCGCAGCGGCCATGTCCCCGGCGGCCTGCAGGTCATGCTTCGCCTTGTCCTGAACCTGCTGCATCCAGGCCTTGTCCTTGCTGTGGATGTCTTCGATGCGGATGGCCGAGTCCTTTCCCACCTTCGCGTTTATCTCATTCACGAGAGACTGGAGCGTCGCCTGCCTGGCGGCCGTGTCGGCGGCCTGCTTCTCGCGCCAGGCCTTCTGCCTCTCATAGGACTCCTGAGCCCGCTCATACGTCGCGTGCGCCAGCGCGGCGCTTTCCTGCGGGGTCATCCCACCTCCGCCTCCTGGCTGAGGAACAGGCGTTACCGTCAGCGTATCGCCGTCCTGACTCCCCTGTGTCGGCCAGCCCCAGTGATCCTGCCCCTCCACGTCATCACCCACCCACACCATGCCGTCCCTGGGAGGCACACCATTGTTATAGTCATTCGGGTCAAAACCGATATCACTCATCAGCTTTTCCTCCCGCCACATCATTTTCGGAAACCGCGTCCGGCTCTTCAGGCCAGACCACCGCCTGCGGATAACCCGCCTGCGCCGGGACCTGCGATACCCTTACCCGGTATCTTTTCCAGGCCTGAACAGTCGCACTGATGGCGTCCAGCGCCGCCTGCGTGTCGTCGTCCCCCATCCCGAGCGCCAGCGCGTCCTGCAGGGTCTCCTGCCGGGTATGCAGGTTATTCAGCATGGTCGTGGCCCGCTGAATTCGCAGAGCCATCTCCGCCTGCACGGCTTCCGCAGTCTGTACCGGCGGCGGAGCCACCTCCCCGTACTTTCCGGCCTGCGCGTCGGCAAACAGCTGCCGGCCATGCGCCTCGCCGTCGTCCGGAGAGGCGGTAAACGGGATGTACGTTCCGCTTTCCCGGCACCATCCGAAAAGCACGTCCAGGGTGATAGTCCTGCGTGAGGCGTCAGACCAGCGCGGATGGCGGGCATCCGTCACGTCAAACCAGCCGGACGGGATGTTTTGTGTATTCGCCATAATGAGACCTCCCTCAGCTCACGCGCACGTACAGGGTAACCTCATCCCCGTCGTAGCCCTTGCTCGCATTCACGGTGCCCAGCGCGCGCCACGACCCGTCCGGCGCGCCGCCCTGGCGTTCCCCCGCCGAGGACCAGCGGAGCTGATGGCCCGGAATGATGTCGTTGGGGTTAATGTCATGCCCGGACAGGTTGTAGAACAGCCCGCAGGTGCCGACGGCGCCGGCGCCCTGGTTGGCCAGCCACCACCGGATGCGGTCGTCGATGGCCCCCCGGTTAGCGGCGTTCACCGTCGGGGTGTTGTCGTTGTTGACGTAATCCCACGTCGCGCGGTTGTTGATATTGCTGTCCCTGGACCAGAAGGCATTATTCAGCCAGTCGTTCAGCCAGCCGCCCCAGAGGGGCCCGTTAACATTACCGTCCGCCGCGAGGGTTGCATTGCCGGCGTGGATCTGGTTGCCGGCAACAAACTCGCCGTTATTCCTGAACTCATACCAGGCGTCAGCCCCGCCCTTCGCGACGTGAATCCCCAGAAAGTGGTGCTGACCGACGCGCTCATAGTGAAAAATCTGGGCGCTGAGGTCTCCCGCCCCCTGCAGGTGAAGGCCGTTGGTCTGGCGCTCAGTGTCGTTCACGTTTCTGTTGCCGCCGGCCCACAGCCAGCCCTCGGTATTCCGCTTGGTGAGCTGGCCGACCTCCAGTTCAGAGCTGTGCCGGAGCCGCAGTTCGTTCCATTCGCCCTGACGGTCCCGGTAAGAAACCATACCATAATCCTGATTATCCTGACTGATTCTGGCGCCTGTCAGCATTCTGACGGTGGTTTTCCCGGTGGTGAATTCGGTGGCGATTTCCGGGGCGTTATATTCCTGGCCCTTAATCAGCGGGTCGGGTCCGGTGGTCTGCGCGGTGATGCCGGCGTTGTGGGAGACGAAGGTCCCGCCGGAGATGTCCACCCCGTTGCGCAGGGAGACCCGGCCGGTCTTAAGGTTAAAGGTGAAGGGCCGCAGCGTGTTCCACTCCCCGTCCTGGGCCTGACCGTCCTTTGTGGTGAGCATGTAAAAATCACTGCCGTCATTGCGCAGGATAACCCCGGTATTGCCCCGGGCCAGGCGGAAACCGTTTTCTGATTTCGAGACCACCTCCCCGTCGCTGACCACCCGCTGACGCAGGGTGGTGAGGGACTTCATCTCCTTAATGTCATCGTTAATACCGCCTGTGACCTGGGCATTTTTCTTCTCATCGGCCATCGTGATTTCCTTTTTTATCAGCGTTAAGCTCCTGAGCGGAGCGGGATGAGTACTGGATGCATATCCAGTTAAATAACTGTATGCCTGTCCAGTACCAGTGTCAACCGATGAGATTAACTATCACCTGCACTGTGTTATCGTGCAAATTTCAGGCAGCGTGGATATACCTCAGAGCCTGCTGCAGTTTCAGGCGACGGTTTGCATGCCCTGTACCGCCGGCGCCTCCGGCCACGCAATGTCCGGTGCTTTAGCCGTATCTACAGCCGTCACCGCGTCGATATAGTCCATCCAGGCGTTAAGCTGCGCCGACTCGTCGTCCGTGAGCTTGCGCCCTATCAGCAGCTTTGTCTGCCATAGCGAGATTTTCCCCGTCGCCGCGCTCAGCCGTCGCTGCTTTTCCCGCCCGGCATCCCGCGTGGCCATCTCCTGCGTACAGACATAGGGAGCAACGGGGCCGAACTTACCCGCCACAATCTCCCTGAAAAACTCCGCACCGTCTGCGTCCGGGTCGTAGCTCGCCGAGGTGAAGGGAACGTACCCGTCAGCCTCATAGCCGGCGGGCAGCACGTCAATGGTGATAACATTCCCTTTATCACTGGCGTAAACCGGATTCCGGGCATCAATATAGCGACTGTTGCGTGTCCGGGTATCCTTTTCCGGCATCGTGGTTAGCGGCAAAAAACCGCTGACGCCTGTATTTTCTGTGCTCATCAGGTTTTCTCCCCTCAGTAAATTCTCAGCCAGATACTGGTGCTGCCACCGGAGGCTCCAGAGCCGCTGACGGCTCCCATCAGCCGCCATTTACCCGGCGCAGTCTCCCAGTCCCCATTTTCGGATGCATCGCTGTACTTCAGCCCCTCCCTGATGGCGCCGGGTCGCACGTTATCCTCCTCCGTAGACAGCATGGCATATGACCCAACGTCACCGGGGTTTCTGGCCTGACACCACCACTCGATGCGGGCATCAATTGCTCCCCGATTGGCTGCATTGGTCGTTGGCGTGTTGTCGTTGTTGACGTAGTCCCACGTCGCGCGGTTGTTGATATTGTCATCGCGGCTTCTGAACTGGTTATTCAGCCAGTCGCTGAGATATCCGCCCCAGACAGAGCCGCTGAGGTTGCCATCATCCTGATAGACGGCGCCGCCTGCATGGACATTACCCGGGCAGTACAGCGTTTTATCATTGGGGTTAAACTGCCAGAGCGCGTCAAAGCTGTTATCACCCCGGACATGGATAGCAGGGATGGCAAAGCCGTTATTATCCGTCAGCAGATAGCCAAAGCTCACCGCAGAGGGATAACCAATGTTGGTGCGGTTAGACAACCCCTTGACCAGTGGAACGAAGTGTCCGCCATTGCCGGGCGTCCAGTTCCAGCTTTTCTGCACGAACGGCGCGGTGGCATTCGTCAACTGGTCGGCAAATGCGCCTGACCCCACCGGTGCGCCGGGGGAGTAATAGGCCTGCTCCCTGAAGTTAGTGACGGAGCCTTGCTCAAACCTGAATACCTGCTGGTTGTTGGCGTATACGTCCAGCTTACCGTCGCCGTTCTGCTTGAGGCCGGTGTCGGAATCACCCAGCACAATGGAGCTACCGCCCAGTTTATTACCCGTATTAATCCCAAAGGCCGAGGTTTGCGGCAGGGTGAGCTTGCCGGTCATGGTGTCGCCGGATTTGCTGACCGCACCCACATCCGCCGCGGTTGGCCTGTACTGCGTGGTATAGACCTGCGCCCAGTTTTTCAGCGTAGTTGAATCATCCTCCCGCGGCGAGCGCAACCAGAATTCAGTATTACCCGAGCCAATCGCAAACTGCACGTGGCGATAGCCGTTTAGCTTGAAGGTAATAAGATTCCCCAACTTGCTCCTGGTCAGCGGGTAGTTTTTCGACTGGTCGGCCAGTGACTCCAGCACAAAACCATCCGGGCGCCTGAGGTCATTATCGCCGTCAGTAGAACCGGAGTCGGGATAAACCAGACGCGGCACCGCCAGCGGCCCGGACATGGTATCGCCGGTTTTTGCAACAGCCCCAAGATTCTGCAGTGCTGCATTTTTATTCTGAACATCGGAGAGATTTTTTGCGGACTCAAGCCAGGTGACGTCCCGGTCAGTAAGCCGGCGCCACCCTTCAGCCTGTGCGCTGTCCGGATCTGTCGCGTTACTTTCCGCCGTACTCCACCAGATTTTCTTCGCATCCCGGCTCAGCACCAGTGAGCCTCCCGGATAGCCGCCGATAGCCGCGGCAAATGCGGCGTCAAACGTATACAGTCCCCCGGCCTGTCCATAGCGAACCGCGACGGTAATATCATTCAGGACACCGTTAAAATCGTTACCCTGCGGCGGAATGCCGCCTGCCGCTATCGCAGTCATCGTTATGGGGGGGAAGCCGCTGTCGTAGGTTGCAATACCCTTTTCTTTTGTGGACTGGGAGGACTGAGCCGGGACCGTATTTTTTGTCCCGTTCTGCGCGAATGCCACGCCCAGCTGGCGGGGTTTATCACTGAGTTTCATCGTTATGCCTTCTGAATAATCTGAACGGTTACACCGGGAGGGTACGGCAGCGCATCCGACGACTGGACGATGCCAAGCTCGGCGGTCGATAATGGAAATTCGAAAACGTAGCTCATCATCATGCCGCCGTCGTTGCGTATATAGGCCCGACCGCTGTCGCCGAACATATACACCAGCATCCGGTTAATATTCGGTATCGTACAGTCGGTGACGTTCGCCATTGCCTTCATCATGATTAATTTCCGGTACATCGGATCCGATAATTCAACGGTGCCGGTGATACTCTTTCCGCTGTAAAACGGTGCCTGGTCGAACGGTTTCGGATCGGTGAGTGTGGGAACGTCAATCAGTGCTTCAGAAAAGCCCAGATAGTTAAAGTCATCGTTCACGGTTAACCGCCGGCTGACATTCACTATTTTTCCCCAGATATTCAGTCCGTACGTTTCTGCCGTGTCAATATTCCAGATAAGGTCGTAAAAATCATTAAGTTGTTTATCGGGAGAAACGGCTTCGTTAAACGATCCAATCAGCGATAATAACCGGGGACTGGCGGCATACTGCGTCAGTATGGTTTCAGCAATGTTTTCCATATTTTCAGACCAGGGTAACAATAATGTCGTCGGCGGACAGCGTGGGAATTTCATCAATGCCAAACGTCAGCGAATGGCTGAATGCGGCGCCGTCCCGGCTCAGCGCTACGCTGAGGATATCGACGTTTGACTGGTCGATATTGTATATTCCGGCATAATAGCGCCCGGAAAACAGGCTGGCCCCGATCCTCGCCCGCGTTCCACCATCGGTACCGTTAAATGCGCCCAGAACGCGCTCCCGGACTAAATCTGTCATGGTATTTGGTAACAGATCGCTTTCTCTCAGCTGAACGTTAATCCGGACTCGGACAGCCTTTGCCGTCTGCCAGGTGATCCTGTACTCAGGACAGGGCGGCTGGTAATTTTCACTGTCGGCAATGGTGAATGCCGAATCGCCGTTCATATCGACGCCCGGCGGTGCGGCACGCCAGACAGCATCAGCAATTTCCGCTGACTGACCTCCGTAGACCCCCACGTACAGAGAATGAGGTTTTAACTGATATTTTGATGCACCTTCGGCACGCTGAGCGCCGGTGTCGTTTGAGGTGACGTAGGCGTCCACCACGCCCGGCACCTCCAGCACCGCCGAGCGTATTGCGTTGCGGGTGTTACGGGCATTTTTGGCAACCGACTGACGCCGGCGGTATTCAAAACTGGCCCGACTCTCCAGATCGTTGCCGGGAACCCCCGCAGTTGCATTCACCACTTCAGACCAGCCGTTCACCGCCCGGAATATCGAGTTTAACGCGCCGACGGGGCAGGCCACCGGCCCCGTGGTCTGGTTCTGAAATACGATATCCACCTCACCACTGGCGGGGATGGTGGCCCCGGCCTGAGAAGCATAAACATAGCCCGCCGTATCTCGCGCCAGGCTTCCGGCAGGGATAACCGTTCCCACCAGACCCCGGCAGGTCGCCGTTACCGTCGTGCCCAGCGCAGGTATACGATCGAGGAAATAAATCCGCCCGATAGCATCCTGCCAGCGGCCGCTGGCGAAATCCGGGTTAACGCTGTTTGCGATGGCCAGCAGCTGATCGTTTTTCTCAGCAATAATGGCCGTATCAGACACGGCTATCTGCCCCTGGGGCGTCCTCAGCTCCCGGCTCATATCGCTGCCCAGCTCGGTGGAAAGGTCAGTTAACCGCCCGGCCAGCACGTCCGCCTCGTCGGGAACCTCCAGTCCCGACGTTGAGAACTTAACGCCGGGTACTGCTGTTGTGATTGTTGTCATGCTGTACCTACAGGTTGAGGGTTGATTCAGTGCCGTTCCGGTCAGTAATCACAATGACGCCCGTCGCCACTCTCGCCTCACCGGCCACTATCGTTGCCCTGGCGTCGGCGATGTACGGCAGCCGTAAGGCCTCATTTTCCAGCCACGTCTGTACGCTGCCGGTACCGGGGTTCTGGCCGAGGATCTTCTCGTTGTACGGCACGCCGATCCCGGTCTGGTAAATACACTCGCCGCGAAAGGCAGAGCAGGCCGTCGCCACATCCTGCGCACAGGCGTAGGGGTTGCCGACAGTTGAAAGGTTATTGCTGCTGTTGAGTTCGATGTCCCAGGTGTCGGGGTTCAGATACAGAGAACGGGTTTTCATACTCTTTCCGGTATATAATCAGTGGCAGAAGGGGGAAGATGATATGCGAATGCTTGCAGGGCTTTTACTGGTATATGCCTGCGCGGGCTATGCTGCGGACTACTGCAGTGCCGATATCGTTATGGGGAACGCAGCATTCTGCCGGGGTACGGCGAATATCAAAAACGTTCCCGTCCGCCAGCAGGACGGCACTTATCGGGACTGCGATATCACTCAGGGTGTTGTTGCCTCGTGCACAGGAGCCAGTACACGCAGGCACGTTCCCGTTCGTCAGACAGACGGTACCTGGCAGGACTGCGATATCGTCATGGGAAACACCGTGTTTTGCCGGGGTCTGGTGCAGAGCGGACAATTCCCCGTGGAACGATAAGCCGGGCTCGCTACTGCGGCCGTCCGGTCTTCCCGTTCCCGGGCTCCACACCATCATGAATATGGGTGTCCACGATAACGCCGTTCACAAGCTGCAGGCGACCGTCGGGGTGTATCGTCAGCCCGTTGATGGTTACCGTGCCCGGTGATTTTATCTCAATGCCTGACGGGTCAAAGCGGACATACTGCGCCGGTGGGCTGTTCAGCAAGGATATCCCCGTGAGGTAGATACCGTCGGCAGCATCATGCCGCCGCAGGCTGGCAGGAAGCGCATCGGTACGGGTCTTTTTTACATCGCTGATATCCTTATCACAGACGGCCATAAGGCCGATATCGCCGACGCGCGGATCCATGATGACGGCGCTGTCACCGCCCTGCAGGCGTAGAAACGGCACGCGGCCAGTACTTTGTCGCTGTACCGGTTCGCCTGCGTTAAATATTCCCGGGAGCAGGCTACGAACCGTCAGCAGTTCATCCTGAATGGCCTCCACGCGTACGATATCGATAAAAAACAGGTTGCCCAGCAGCTGGCTGAATATGTAGTTCAGCGTATTTCCCTCGCTGGCAACGTCGCTGGCAGACGGTCCGGTACTCATTTCTTTATTCCCCCATCAGAAAGGTTAAGGGGCCAGGCAACGACAAACGCGTCCCACAGCCCCCCTTCGGTATACGAAGACAGGTAAAAGGTCGTACCGTTCAGCACCAGGTATTCACCGCTGGCGTGAGGCAAGTCGGACTCAAGAATCAGCTTTCGCCCGATGCGGATCAGCGGGGAGTACATGCAGCGAAAACTGATCCCGTTATCGGTAAAAACGGGATAACCTTTCAGGCCATGCGCGGGTGACACGTGCGGAGCGATATCGTCCACCGTCTGCCCGTCAGGATAAATAATCACCAGCCCCAGCGACATGTCCACATTAAAGCGGTAGTCACGGGCCAGCTTGTTAAGCTGCTCCACGGCATTGCCGGGCAGGTGGAGTGACGACGCCCGGGCGGTAACCCCCCTGTTGATGAACTTCAGCCCCGCCCGGGTTGCTATCGACTCCGCCACCTGCCCGATATCCAGATCGCCGGTGAGGCTGGTATCCTCAAACCGCTCGCGACGTATATCGGTCACCGCATTCGCGGTAAGCTCAATGGGTGCGTCCGGCATCCGGTTAAGATCGACTCTTGCCGCAACGATGCTTCCGGAGAAAACCAGATCGTCGTTAGCCCGGACCCTAACCGCGTTCTGTTTTGCATTCAGCCACCGGTGAGATTTAATGGTCAGCTTTGCCATATAGTCCAGCGACAGGCCATACAGCGACAGCGCCATCGTCGTACCACTTACGCCACCGTTAGCAGCAATCGACAGCTCGCACTTCATATTTTTCAGGGTAATGACGTTACCGCCCTGCCCGTCAAAGTCGCCTTCTCCGAGGGTAAATTCAATCTGCAGGTCGCGCCGCTGGTAGGTCATTGCCGTTCCTCGTCAGTCAGATAGTAAAGTTTGAACCGTTCACCAGTACCGTCCCAGGCCGGGTCGTCAGCGCCGAGCGTGTCAACGAACACCAGATCACCCCGAAATCCCAGATATGGATAGCGCACCAGCCGGGTACAGTTCAGGCAGATAACGCCCTGCATCACCGGAGCGTCGTTCTTCCAGAGGTCGATATAAAGGCCGGTGCTGCGCTGGTGCAGGCGGATGCGGCACGACTGATTGCCCAGAGAAACGCGCACTTCCTGAGATTTTGAGGGCTGGAGAGAGATTTCCTGCATCAGAGCACCACCTTCACAAAATCACTCACCGCTTTTTTAAGCTGCGTGCCGATCCCGGTCGTCGCCTGGTCCCAGGCTTTCCCCACGCTCTGCGCCGCCGAGTTAACGCCCGACACGATGCCGCTGCCCGTCGTGGCCAGCGCACCGGACAACGACGCGTTGCCGCTGGTCCACGCCTTCTTAACGTCGTCCATCGAAACCGCCTTCACCTGGGAATGCATATGCTCGGTTTTAATGCCGGTATCGCGACTGGATGTGCCGTTGCTGCCCGGTGCGCTGCTGTCGCTGTCGCTGGCTATCGACACCTCGCCGACGTCCATCACCTCCTGAAACGTCGCGCTGACGGTCAGCAGCGTCAGTCCCCTGGCAGCCGAGATGGCGTAATCGTAGTGAGACAGGTCATAGCCCTGATAAACGCGATCCGGCGTCTCAATGTCGTAGGTGCAGGTGCTGTTTTTCATCTCCTCCAGCGTCTCCAGCAAATCCCTGCGGCTCCGGGTGCTGAAACTGGTCAGATTGGGCACGGCACCGCTGTACGCGGTCCAGCCCTCCAGCGAAAACACCACGCGCAGCTCCGAAGGGCGCCGGACCTTATTGTATGAGGTGTAGCTTCCCCGCTCGACGGGTGAGCTGACAATAGCGGCCTCCCCCGCCGGTTCTGCGGAAATCCATCCGTCCGGAGTGAAGACCGCCTGACCGGGAACAGCGCCCGACGGCGGCGAGAGGGCATCAACCTTGTTATACGTAATGCCCCAGCCGGGGTTAATCGCGCTGTTGATGGCAGAAAGCAGGCCACGGGATTTAAGCGCTGAAAGCAGCGTGGTTTCATTGAGCGAAAACATAGTGATCCCTATGACGTTTTTCGTGTATCAAATCCCAGCACACGGGCCCGGTTCTGCGCCGAGCGGCCGATATCCGCCGTGAGCTGATCCACCCGACTGGCGGACGACTGCACGGTGACGCTGCCAATGTGGTACTGCGGGCCGGTCTGGGCTGTTTCCCGCGCCGGCGGTGAGCGGTCGACATTCATGCCGGCGCCGGGCTGAATGCCCGACAGCACTTTGGGAACATACTTCCGGGTTTCTTCAGGCGCCTGGCTAAGCCCTTTCTTCTGTACGTTGCCGATGCCCCAGTTATAGGCGGCGAGCGCCGAATGCAGATCGCCGCCGGTCTGTTTCAGCAGCTGGCTCAGATACTTCCCCGCGGCCTCGGTGGATTTTTGCGGATCAAAGACGTCATTACCGTGTAACCCCATGCCCCGGGCGGTGCCGGGCATGAACTGGAACAGCCCCCGGGCACCCGCGGGCGAAACGGCGTTCGGGTTGCCGCTGCTCTCTACCGTCGCGACGCTGCGCAGCAGGCCGGGCGGCAGGCCGTATTTCGTTTCCGTATCGGAAAAAAGGTCAGTCAGGCCGTCGAGCAGCTTCCTGCCGCTGCCGGTTGCCTGCGGAGGCTTCACGGCATCAGCGCCGGCCAGATTTGGTTCCAGCGTATCCGCAGCAGCGGAGGGGACCAGGAAATCCAGAATTCGCCCGAGGATATCGTTAGTCTTATTGCGCTGCCCTTTGCTGTCGTCGCTGCTGCGACGCTCATCACGACGGGCCTCGTCCTGTCCCTTTTTTAATGCGTCGAGCTGCTTATCGTTTGCGGAAGAAACGCCGGGGATATCCAGCGCAACATCGGGGGTTCCCTGTACGGTATGAGGATTTTTACCAAAGTCGGTATCAATGCCCAAGTCGCGCAGGATATCGCCGATATTCCCCTTTGTGTAATCCAGGGACGATCGGGCGCTGGCGGCAATATTCTCACGGTCGTCGTGCAGGTATTTAGCATACGCCGCGATGCCCGCCAGCCACCCGACAACGGGAATGCGGGTGATGCCAAGCAGACCTCGGGAAAACGTTGAGAGAAATCCCAGAAACTTACCGCCGACAGAGGCCCCGATCAGGAGCAGGATGGCATTCTTCCAGCCCCCGACGGCTTTAGCCGCGTCGTCGCAGGTTCGCGCTATTTCAGATACGGTGCCAAAAAATGACTTTATCGCCGCCTCGATCTCCTCCGGGTGCTGCGCCATCCAGTCGGCCAGGCGGGTCAGATAGCGCGTGAACTGCTCGACGTACGGCGACAGCGTGCCGTAAATCAAATAACCGGTTTTCTCCAGCCTCTGCTGCAGGTCGGTCCACTCCCGATTAAATTTCTGAGCGTTGCGTACGTCAGCGTCGGTAATGCCGGACTGCCGCCCATATTTATCCACGTCCGGGATAAAGCGACCGCTGCGCATTGCCTGAAACGTCGCGTCATCAATACCCAGCATCCGGGCGAGATATCTTGCGCGATCGCCGCTGCGCTCCTGCTGAATAGCCTGCGCCGCCGTGCGCATCAGGCTGTCGGAGTCCTGCTTCATCGGGTCGAACGTCACGCCCGTATCGCCGTTGAGCATCGCCAGCGCTTTAAAAATCGGGCTGGACGCATCGCCGTTGCGGTACGCCTGGATCGCGTTCTGGAAATTACCCAGCGTGCCGGTAATTTTCTCCGCGCTGCTGCCGGCCGCCTGCGCCGCCTTCGACCAGCCGTCGAGCTGGCGCGCAGACAAACCCAGGGCCTGAGACTGTACCGCCAGCTGCTGCAGGCCGATGGTTGTGTTGCGGACGAACGACGACAGCCCGGCGACGCTCAGCGTGACCCCGGCCAGCGCCAGCAGTTCGTTTTTGATGGACGAGAAGAAGCTCGCTGCGCGCTTGCCCTGCGCTTCCATCTCCTTTGCCGTTTTATTGGCGTCCTCACGGGTATTTTTCAGGCCCTCGCTGACCTCTTTCCTCCCCTTCTGGTAGTTGCTGGCGTCAAGCCCAAACGTCACTACCAGCGCATCAACTACCGAAGTCGCCATCAGAGGCCCCCGCTACCGATTTGTTGTGATTATCCACGGTCATAATTTCGAGCAGCCACCACACATCCTGCACGCTGTACACCGTGTCCAGCTCATGCAGGCTCGCCATCCTCCCCGAAATGACGGCCGCTATCGTCACAGGCACGTTTTCGTACTGCGCTAAGCCGCGAATGTCATCGGGGAGGCGTGGGGGCAGGTCTAACCGGCGGTGGCGTTCAAGAAAGCCAGGTGCAGCTTGAGAGTCTCCAGCTTCAGGCGAAACCAGGTACTGGCCTCTTCAACGTGTGACTCATCAAGCGGGATGATGGTGGTCGGCGTGGCCGCGAACTGGACGCAGCCCAGCAGTTCGTCCATCAGCGGCCTGGACTCGGCAAACGGCACTTTCGCAAGTGCAGTAAGACCAAATTTCGCCAGCCCCGCCATTCCGGATGCCATCACCGCAGCGTGCGCCTGCGCTGCGGCAGGATCCTCCGGTTCGGGCTGAGTCGCGGCGCCCAGCGTATGCATTACGCTGTCCGGGACGTTAGCCCCGGTGCCCACCATCGCGCAGACCACGCGCATCGCCCACTCCTCCGCCTGGCGGGCGGGCATTTCGGTTATTTTAAACGTCTTACCGCTGTCCCGATTCCGGGCGTCAACGGTGAACATCATCGTTTTGCGCGCCATTATCCGTTGTAATCCTCTGCCGTGATGTTTTCCCACTCGATAATGCCGGCCATCGGCTGCAGGACGCGGCCAGCGGAGGGCATTGACTTATAGCGCTTAAACACGCCGTTAGTGCAGGTGTATTTGCGGCCCAGCGACGGCATGAGCACCACCATATTGCAGCGGAACATCGCTTTCCCGGTGCGCTGTGCGGTCATCCAGGTATCGAGTTTGCTGCAGGTCGGGGATGAGGGCTGCAGGTGAAAGGTCCAGGTCAGATCGCCGAAGATGAAGCCGCTCACCAGCCTGCCGTCGGCGGTACGCTGGGTTTCCGCCATGTCGGTATCGCCCATGTCGAAAATATTTTGCGCCTCAAACTCCTCAAACTTAAAGCCTTCCGGATACAGGTTGGTCACAGTCATGGTGATAGTGCAGTCCGCACTGGTAATGGTTTGGGGGGTTCCGGCCATTTACTGCACCTCGATAGCGTTGATATAGAGTTTCTGGATAAAGCCACCGTCGCAGTACCAGAGGTAGACCTCGGGCGAGGTGCGCTCCGCGCGCATGGTTGCGGTGAACTCGCCGATGTAGATGAGATACCCCTTTGAGTTCAGTACGCTGGTCGGATCCATGCCGGTGGCGTTTTTGATGGCGATCAGCTGGCTGTCGCCAAGGGTGGTGCCCGGCGTGATCCCGCCCCACTCTTTAAACTGCTCGATGGTGCTGAGCATGGCCGTCTCAATAGCCGCCCGGCCGTCGGCCGCATACGGCAGATAAATTTCAGACTGGAACAGCGTGATGATGTCGCCCTGCAGCCGGGCGTTGAGCCACATCTGACCGAGGCAGGAGTCCAGCCATTTGTAATCGCCGGTAACACTACCCGGGTACCACTGGTTGGTGGTGATTCTGTTCTGAGCGTAGTTGCCGTAAAAGTTGTAGCCGTTGGCCATCAGCGCCGAATATTCAGCGTTTCGGGTCACCATCACCTCGAGGCCGGGCTGCACGCGAAATGCCAGGTTGCGGCGCCCCCTGCGCTGGTTGAAGTTGAGCGATGCAACGTAGCCCAGCACGCCCGCGCCGTGGGCCTGCCGTCCGTAAACCGGTACGGTACCCGCATACTCCGCCGCAATAACCGGGGCGGCCAGCGCATCCGCACTGCCGCTGACCACCGCCTTATCGCCGCTGTCAAGGAGCACGTATGCGAATCGTTTATCCTGTGCGCTGGTCCATTTTGCAAAATTCAGCGCCTGCTCGCCGGTCGGCATAAACGCCGTCGTAAATGCGGCCCAGTTCTGATCCTGCTCCAGAATGGAGGTCATCAGCCCCGGGATATCCATATCCTGAGCCCCCTGCGACAGCACGGCGCCAAGCGGCGCTGTCAGCATCAGTCCGGTAGCCAGACCTCCCGCTTCCGAATCAGGATATGACAGTGTGGCGCCCTTCCCGGTGCTGGCCGTGGTGATGACCAGTGTTTTCGTTGCGGTGTCAAAAACCACGCTGACGGCATTTTTCCCGTCAACGTTGAGCCCGTTACTCACCTTCTGCGCAACGTCTGCAAAACTTTTTACCCCGCTGAGATCGATATTTGAGGATGATACCTGTTTACCGTTAATCGTCAGCGTGAGCGTTCCGCCCAGTACGCTCAGCTCTTCCGGCGTGACGGAGGCCATTGAGCCGGATCGCAGGAATGCCGGTACAGACTTATCGCTGAATCCGGCGAACAGCAGCCTCCCCGGCGTGCGGGATGCGTTGTTATAGCCGCTGAAATACCAGGGCGACATCTTCGCCTCGATGGACTCACTGCCGAAGTACGCCGCCACGTCGGCGGCATTCGAAAATGACAGCACGGAGCCGACGGGGGCGTAGGCGCTGTCGGTCAGGATCAGGCCATTGAGATCTAACGCAGACCCGCTGACCTTCAGCACGCCGGGGAGTACCCTGACGATATTGGATAACGAAATTGCCATTAATTTTTCTCCGGTGGAAATCTGGCATCAATGGAATCTGCGCGCACATTGGCCCACGTCATAAACTGCTGCGGGACAATGACGGCGCTGACGGGGTTGGCGTGGAAATCGACGGTCCAGCGGGGTTCGTAGCGCATTTCGCCGTTAATCATCGACGTCTGACGCGGATCGCCGGCATAAAGCGGCACGACGACATTGCCCATCTGGCGGAACTGCCCGCAGGCGTACTCCGAGCGGGCGGTGCGGCTGAATATCTCCGCCTGGTTCTGCGCCCTGGGGCCGTAAAAGTCGACCTGGCAAATCCACTCAGACACCCGGCGCAGCCGGCGCTCACCGTAGTCGTCGCCCGGGGTGTAGCGGTATTCAGATCGCACCGTAGACAGCCCCAGCATGGAAAGCGACGTCATGGTGATGAACTCACCCCGGGGCATTGGCGTGTCATTCTGCTGCGACTGCGCTATCTCAGTGCCATGAAAAAGGCCCTGCAGAAAATCCCCCAGGGCCGTATAGAGATCGCTTTCAGTGACGGTAATTACTGCTGCTGGCGGCATACGATCACCCTCGTCCAGTCGGGCCAGATTTCGGGCACGGATACGACCAGCCAGACCTCATCGCCGATCACAAACTTATCGCCGCCGGTCTGCCTGTTACGGCTCATGCCGCACCAGTTGCCGTCGGTCCAGATGCTGACCAGTTCCCCCTGAATATTCAGATTATCCATGTGGCGCAGATCTGCCTGCGATACCGCCTGCTTCTGCACCATCATGGTGACGGGATCCGCATATCCCGCAGAGCGGGAGTAATCGGGGTTTTTAACCGGGCCAGTGGAGCGATACACCTGCGCCTCAACGCAGGGATTCACCGCGCCAATTAAACCGCGGGCAATGCCGTGCAGGTTCATCCGTCCCCCTCCTGAATAGCGTAATCAACGCTGTTGAGCATGTGGCCCGTTTCAATGAGCGGCTTTTCTGGGCCGTACCCTGCCTGGTGTTCACCCACCCGGCCGCGTGATTTAGCGGCGATGGTGGACTCAGCCAGAGCGGGATCGGAAAACGCCCGAACAGACGCCTGAAGCTGGCCTTTGATGCGCTCGCCCATCAGCCACAGCGCCCGGGCGGCATCGTAGTCAGTAGACTGCAGCACCGTCCCCAGCTCTTTGGGCCACATCTGCGACTTCTCCGCGATCATGCTGCGAAAGAAAGGCCGCGGCGGCCGGTTACGACCAGGATCACCGAACTCGTTAGCCGCGGCGACCAGCGCAACCGGCGTGCCGTCGGGGTACGACGCATTTTCAAGAAAACCCACGCGCACCGTCTGGCCACCCGCCAGATTGTCGGCAATCTCCCGCAGCCTTTTCTCCAGCGCATCGCCGCCGCTTAAGCCGGTCATGTAATGCCCAGCAGCGCTTTCACGGCAGCGGCGTCTTTCGCCGTCAGGATCTGTTTACCGATGTCGCTGGCGTCGGTGATTTGCTCACTGGTGATATCGGCCGGCTCTGGCGGCGCGGGGAGATCTCCCGATTCCAGGACCTCTACCGGGTATCCGCCAGTAGATATAACGCGTTTTGTCATGATGCTTCTCCGTTAGCGGCGCCAGCCGCGCCGGTAGTAGTGAGTGGGATAGCGGGACGGCGACGCCCCGGGGTAATAGCGCATCGTCCGGTAGGACGACGTCGCCTGCCAGTATTCAGCCCCGTAGGGCGACTGCATATACCACCAGGAGGCATCGTTGCTACCCGGGTTTTCGACCGATACTGATACCGAGCCCTCCGACGCGCTGGAGATGCGCCCGACCAGGCCGCCGCGGTCACCGCCAGCCCCGTAGCCGCGCAGGTATGCGAGATGAGCAACCAGTCTGAAAATAAGGAACTGGCGCTCTTTCACATCCTGCACAATGCTGGCATCGGTGTTGTTGATGTACAGCGAACAGGCCTCGTCAAACATCAGTTGCAGGAATTCGTCGCTGGCCGCCGGGAACTCCGGGTAAATCTGGCGAAACAGCTCTACGTTCCAGGTCACGACGGCCATGCGTTACCCCTTGTTTTTCATCGCCTCGGCGTCTTTTTCAATACCGGGCATCGGCTTGTCCTGCGGCAGCGGCTCCAGACCGGATTTAACGGCCTTCTGGTCTTTCGCCTTATCCGCCGCGCTGCTGGCCTTCGCCTGTGCGAACACCAGCTCTTTCTTCACGTACGGCTGACCCGCGTGCGCCTTGAGCCAGGCATCGAAGAAGTCTTTATCAACCCCCTCCGTCAGCCCGTAGCCGCCGATGATGCGCGCCTCCGGGTTGCGTGAACCGTTCAGCGTGACCGTTACCCCCTGATGCTCCAGCACCAGACCATTTGGCAGCTTGCAGCCTACCGTTACCGTTTCTGCCATGATTTACACTCCCAGCATCTGAGCAATAGCGAGCGGCTGGCGGATGATCGCGCCCCAGGTGCCGCCGGACTTTTTCTGTTTCCATGCGGATGATTCAGTGACCACCGCATGTGCGCGCATTTTTTCGGTAAATGCACAGTAACCGGCGTCCGTCTCGCCCAGGCGATCGACGATGAGCTGCACGACTTCGCCAGCATCAGTGGAGTATTCCACGGCCGTTTCGATGGTCATGTTCGGGAAGTTTTTCTTCAGCAGGTCGGTCACGTTGACGTTATACATGTTGGTTCTGGTGAGATTCACCTCTGCCGTCGGCGACATGCACAGCTTCATGCTGTCGGTACGCTCCACCAGGCCTTTGGTCTGGGAAACCTCCTGGCCGTACAGCTTCACAATGTCGTCGTAAATCGCCTGGCCGTCTTTATCAGCCCACTTCAGGGAATCGCCGGTGCCGGTGGCATTTGGCGTGATGGGTGCTGACAGTCCCGGATCGTTCAGTATGCCGAAGTTTTCCAGCCCAGCGATGCCGAAAAAGTAGCTCTTGTTCTGGAATTTATTCAGCACCAGCGCCGATGCGGTGTTCTGCTCTGCCGCCCAGCCAATGCGCGCGGTGCCGTACATGTCCAGCTCGCGCTCGCCCCAGCGGGTAAACGTCTGGTAGTGGTATGACTGGCGCGGCACCCAGTTAACGTTGGCGTTTGTGGAGCCGTTTTCACTGTAGTCGCCGTACGAACTCACCTCGCCTGTGGACTCAACGACCGGGAACTGCGAGGTGAGCGTCGTCCAGTCGCCTTTCTTCGTTTCACCCAGGATCTGGGCCGCCTTCATCGGCGTGACCAGTACGCGGATCAGCTCCGGATCAACATAGTTGGTGAAATACGCGGGCACGCCGGAGTTGGTGGCGGTCACCATCGTCGGCTGGGCATCCATCGCCAGCTGAAAATTCTCAGCATAATCCGCCGGCAGGTACGCCTGCGCGCCCGGCAGGATAATACCGTACGTACCTGAGGCGCGCGCATAGTGCTGCTTGAACTTGTTATTGACAGGAATTGGCATTATTTGCTCCAGGTGCTGATAACAATAAGCTCACCGGCAGCGGCATTGCGCTGTACGGTAAATTCGGTTTCGACGGCGCCCTCGACCGTTGCGCCGGCGGCGCCGGTGGCGATCTGGCCGGTGGCCAGCGAGGCGAACACCTTCTGTCCGACGATGGCCGCGGTCGTGGTGCGGGCCCAGAAATCACCCGCCACCATCAGCGTGCACTCGCGGCCAGGCTGAACCACGTTAGACGCCGCGCCGAGCCATTCCACGATGGAGGCCTGACCGTCGCGGGGCACGAAGCCCGCCGGCGCGCCGGCCCCCTTGTTTTCGGCAACGCCGTCGGTCACCCAGGCGAAGCGCCCGACCGTCAGGCCACCTTCACCCGTGACCAGCGCCCCTTCACCCGCGCTGTAGCTGGCGTAAGGGTTGTTCGAGGCAAACGCCCCCTCAATACCCGGAGCCGGGTACTGGTTAATGCGATTGGGGAAACCCATATCAGTAACCTCGCTTCAGTTTTGTGGCTTCGGGGAAATCCGCGTCAAATGTAGTGACGACGGCGCTATCCATTGCCGGGCGCTGGCGCGCATTCTGCTTCTGTGCAACGGCAAAATGCACCATTGAGCGGTACGCGCTGGGATGAATGCCGTCAATATCGATGCCGGACTGCTCCAGCGCGGTGCGGTAAACGTCCTCTGCGGAGTCCATCGCCACCACGTCGCCAATCAGCGGGCGAACGTCGCTTTCGGCAACGCGCAACGCCTTAAAGCGGGCGCTGGCGGCCTGGGTAGCGCGTTCGGTAGCAGACTGGATGGCGGCATCCATTGCGGGCTTACTGACCGTGTCCGGCGTGCCGTCCGGGTTATCATTTTCATCGGCGGCAACCGGCGCCAGAGCGGCCTTAATTTTTTCCAGCACTTCCGGCGGCACCTTGTCGCCCAGCAGCGCGAGGATCGACTCCAGCGGGTTATCGGTATCGAACGCCGGATTGCCATCGTCGTTATTGTCCGACGCTGGAGCAGCAACGGCAGACTCAGTGGACTCCAGCAACTCTGCCAGCTCTACCGGCTCGATTTCCATATCGGCGGCCAGGCGGGGGCCGTACTTAGCCTGTGCCGCGCGGGCAATAGCCGCAGGACGCTTATGCTCAGTAATGAGAGCGGTCAGATCTTTCGGGGCCGCATCCTGCGCCAGTCTTGGCTTAAGATACGCGCCGAGTGCCGCGCGAACAGCCACGGCCTGGGGGGTTAATTTCATGGATTTAAACTCCGGGGGTAGTGAATCACCGACCACAACATCGGCTCCGGCGCGGCCGGTTTCGACCAGCGCTACGTGGTTCCCGACGATATTCCGCATCACGCCGTCATAGCTCACGCCGTCGGGGGTCTCGCCGGGGGTCATGTCGGCAACGTACTGGTACGACGACGACAGTTCTTTTTGCTCATCCGTCTCTATTCCGGCAATGGCCGAGCTGTCCCATACGGACAGCCCGTTATCGAGATACGGGTATTCAAACTCAGCGCCGGAATGCGTCACGCCTACCCGGTACTCACGCGGCGGATCGCCGGGGAAGTCGGGAGTGTGCCTGCAGAGGACGGGGATATTGTTGAATGTCGGAGCGGCCTTGCGCAGCTCCTCGGGATCGCGGTACAGCTGATAAACGCGGTCAGGGTCGAGACCCAGCTTTTCGCAGTCGGGTATCTCCCGCCCATAGTACGGGCAGACGTTCGCCTTGCTGATGTGGCTGCGGGCCACCTGCAGCCGCCCGACCTTGTCATAGTGCCGTACCGAACCCCGATCGAATGCCAGGGTTTCGGTTGTCATTTAGTTGCCTGCCTCCAGTCCGGGAATAACCGGCTCCCAGCCGCATTTACAGTTAATCTCCTCGCCCGGCATCGTCCATTTTCCGTCGAGATAAAGCCCCTTGCTCAGCTTAAAGCGCTGACCATCGGCCTTAACGTGCGACGCCCTGAATGTCTTCCCCGCGTGCGAGTGCTTCCAGATGCCTTCGGTGATGCCCAGCGACTGCTGGCGTGCCGCCTGCAGCGTTGAGGTCGCCTTGTTGTTCTGGTCACGGGCAATCAGCGCGGCACGGCGCCGGGTGACGCCATAGCGCTGCTGTAGCTCGTCAGTGAGCGTTTTCAGGTCGCGGCCACGCCCCACGGATTCCATCACCAGCGTTTCCACCTGTCCAAGATACTGCTGCGGGATAGAGCGGATCAGGCCGACGTTCTCGGTAATTCTGGCCTGTAGCGCGTTGTTCATGACGTCAGTCATTCTGAACGGCACCGTAAATCCGGCCTGCTGCATGGCATTCGCCAGCGTCGCATCGCCGTTATCCGCAACCTTACCGACAAATCGCGCGGCCAGCTTCCGGGCAATGTCGTCAAAATTACGCTGCCAGCGGCGCGCCAGCCTGCGCATGGCATCCCGCATAAATACCGCCGGAGAGGCGTCCATCGCCAGCGCACCGGACGCCTTATAGTTCGCGGTCAGCCAGTACACCACCGAGTGATGCATTTCGCCGATCGCGCGCTGCAGCTGCCTGCGGTACCAGACCTCAACCCCCGCGTTCGGCGTCACCCGGCGCAGGGTCGGTACCGGGGAAGTCTTTCGACGGGTCCCCTTCGCCTTCAAACGCTTCATCATTCAGCTCCAGCCCGTTGTACGGACTCTCTGAGTCCTTCGATATTTTCTCGCGCACCTCGTCACCGCTGACGGCGCCCATGCCAGCGTAAATCTGATCGGTTTCAGCCTCCGTTTTGCGGATGGTCGCGCGCTGCTCCGGATCCATCTCGTAAAGCGGGACAAACTCGAAGGTGATTTCCGGATCGATATCCCCGAACTCAGAGAGCTGGATAATATCGAGGATTTTTTTCAGCGGCCGGCGCATCAGCGTTTCCTGCTGGTCGGCGGTGGAGTCGTAGAAGACGCGAATTTCTCCCTCGCTCGACGCGTTAAGCCCGGTCGGGCTCAGCCCGGCAAACTTCACCGAGGGGATGCCGGAGACAAAGAACATATGCTCCTGGGCCTGCGCCTGCAGTGCGTCCAGACCGCTTAGCGGGGTATTGAACTGGAAAAATTCCTCCTTCTGCTTGTCCAGCATCAGCAGCCCACGGTTATCACGCGTGCGGTTATACAGCTCAGCGCGCATCGCGTAGGCCGGGTCATTCCTCCCCTGCAGAACATTACTCATGTCAGTGCGGATGCCGCTGAGCGAGAACGCATGCAGCACATCACCCACGCTGTCGCGGGTACGCAGCCAGTTGCTGACGTACGGCTCTGCCGCCTGCGTCAGCGACAGGCCACCGAAGTTGTAGCCGGGCTTGAGCATGTCCGGTACCGGGCGGGAGATGAGGTCGATCATCCGGCTGGCATGCACCGTTTTTCCCATGACATACCATTCCGATGGCCGGTAAAAATCGGGGCTCAATGGGTTATCGGCGTTGTAGATCCCCGGATACGTCCACACCGGTTCAATAACGCGAAACCCCACCAGCGATTTACGGGTAATTTTTTTACCGGAGATAAAAAGTCGTGATTCCAGCTCGGTGCTGTCAGTCCAGGCTGATACCCCGCTGGGCGAACGGACATCGATATATATCTGCCCTCTCCCGAAAAACGCATCGTGCGTCAGCGCCAGGCGCATCAGGTCACGTACCTGATAGCGCTCAACGGCCCCGGTCAGGAGCTGAACGCGCTCAGCCTTGTCATCATCACCATCGCCGGCGGTTTTTATGCGGATCCATTTGCGGGTCATTTCCCCGGCGTGAATGGCCGCCATGCGCCGGTACTCCGGCAACTGAGCCATCTGCGCCAGGTACGGGTAACCCGGGAATCCCCCGTAAACAAAATCAGGGTACCCGACGTCGTTGAATGAGTCGTAGGGCGTTGAGTCCATTGCCAGCACGGCGCTGCGGATCCCGTCAGGAATGACGCCTGCGGGTGGTTCATACCGGACATAGGGGCGCAGAGGTTTTTCACTGACGCTAGCCAGCACCTGCTCGTTGATGGTGACCGGTACCGGTTCATCTTTAACCTTTACCGGTGGCGGCCCCTCCGGCTTTTTGCGTTTAAACGGCCACATTAAATAGACTCCAGTAAATCGCCAGAGATGATGAATTTAGTGTCCATCGGGGAATAGTTGATCATTACCGAATCGGCCAGATTTGGTGACCTGGTGCCGTCAGGCTGCTTATCCACCAGGATTTTGCCAACGGCATTTTTTGACCATGTAGGCTGAGATAACTCCATCAGGAGTCGATCTTTGTTTTCGATGGTGCTGCTGATGGAAATTATTTCATCGGGGTCGTAATCCATCCCCTGTAATGCACGGTAGGTATTACGAAATAACTTGCGGAGATGCCACCAGCTTTGCGCCTTGGCGTTAGCAAAGAAGTCTTTATTCAGGCGTGCAGGCTTACCGTTATCACCGGGCACAGCTTCATCTTCGGGGTGAAATACGCTGCCACTCCCTCTGAATGGCGTCGCGGTGACATAACCAAGCCGTTCAGCCTTCCGCTGTTCGTTAATTACCCGTGCATCGCCGCGAGCGCCGGCCCCCAGACCGTCCTCATCGAATCGGAACTCATCCAGCCCATAGTCGTCACAGTACCCGAACGATTTGACGACAGATGCGTAGATATCGCTCCCCTCACCAGACCATTCGTGGACATTTTGCAGGAGAAAACCATAGCGTGCTGAAAACCCGTTTTTGTCTTTCCCTTCGTCTGCAATGTCCATTGCGCCCAGGCGCTGTCCGCTGGGCTGAATGCCAAGTTTGATATGCGCGTCGACGGCGGCCTGCACCCATTCGTTAGGGATCAGAATGCCTTCTGCCGATGCCTGATAATTGAGGTCCAGCTCCTGGGCGACGATGACCGGGTTATCAATCTTCCCGCACTCCTTGCGGTACCATTCATCGTCTTTACGCGGATCGCTGCGCCAGTGAAACGTGAATACCGGAATTTTGCCGCTATGCCGTTTCTGAGCGAAGGGGTTATTCATGCCGTTGACCGATGAGAGGTCTATGCGGCAGCGGGTGGTTTGTGACAGCGCGGCATCAATGAGTAACGGGCGCTGCAGGAAGGCTGCCTCATCCACGAAATAAAGCGTCGTACGGTCGCCGCGGCCGATGTTGTCGCCTGCTTCTCCCTTGATTACCGCCCCCGTCTCCGGGAATTCAACGCGCATATACGGCGCGTGTTTTTTCTCCGTCCAGGAGCCGCGGAACTCGACAGGAAGCATTTCGACAAATTTCCGCGCCTTCCAGAATAAGGCCTTTGGGTCGCCGGTGCTGTCGACGTACTCCTCTTTACGTGAGCCAAAGCCGATCACCATTTCCTTATTGAACAGGCACAGCGAGCAGGCCAGCCCGATGGATGTCCAGCTGAGCCCCATCTCGCGGCTTTTTTCCGTCAGCCCGTGCTCAAGCTGGCTGCGCCGTTCCATAATCCAGTTAATCCATTCTTCCTGGCGGGGAAACAGCAAAAACGGAATGGTAGCCGGCAATCCATAATCGAGGTTGCGTGGGTCGGTGGTCATGCCCCAGTCAATAATGAACTGTGCCGGGTGGTTACGGTAAAACTGCCTCAGCGCAGGAAGTACATCAGGGTTTTGCCTGATGCGCAGCAGGCGCTCCATCCTCCATTCAAAAACCATGTTGTAGTCAGGATTTTTGAAGTCAAAAGAGAAGGGTAACGGCATGAGATAATTTCCTGAAAACCGGCCTTATTTAACATAAAGCACGTTATCGGCACCACGGGCTCGGCACTCATCATGGATTCAGTTCGGAACGCCGGTTTGTACGGGTTTACCGGCTAAAAGTGGCAAAAACAGAGTGAATAAATCGTGCATAAAACAGGGTCAAAAATGCATAGCGTTTTTAACCTGCGTAATACTTATTTTTGCAGTTTTAGCCCATCAGTTTTTTGTAGGCGTCGGCTGCTTCCTGTGGGGTCATTGATACGGTCTCTGTTTTAACTGGCCCGCCCCCCGGTCCGCTAACTTCTGATTTTTTCGGCGCTTCCCAGCCCTGCATTTCAGCCAGCTGCTTAATCGCCGCTTTCGGATCGTGCATCTTCAGTTTGATGCCGTCTTTGCCGGCAGTCAGTTCAGAGATGGCGCTCATCGCGTCGGGATCCTGCAATGAAGAATTTCGGAAGCTCCAGACAGCCTGATAGACCGATTGCCCGCCTTCATCTTCGCCAACAACGCTGTTGCTGAACTCGGCTATGTCAGTGATGGAAGTACGCCCCATTTTAGATAGCCGCTTCAGGGCTTCCTCGCGGGTCATGATGGCCTCGTCGACAATCCCGCCCTGCACTGATTTGATAAATGCCAGAACGTCGCAATTTGTCGCAATCGCGTGAGCGGCTTTGCGGAGGTTATTGCCCTTTGCTTTCCCCTTCGCGGCTTTGTATGCGTCGGTTTGATTCCTGCCTTTGATGATGGCCAGGGCGAATCTTTTTTGTAGCGGAGTCAGCCCATCGAAAAGCTTTTGCTGCTCTGCCGTAAGCTTTTTCGATGCCATACAGAACATTCCTCTGGGTTACGTTGATACCTCTCCGGAAACCCCGAGACCGCCCCCATTTTAAATTTATATAAAACTCTACAAAAATCACTTTACCGGCACTGTTTGTAGAATTTTATAAACCATGATTCATCCCGCAAGTCGCCTTTACCCACACAGAAATGCACTTTCCTGCCAGCCAGTCCCGGCGAGTCAGCACGTCGAACATCATAAGCGGCATGGCAAAGCGGCGGATGCTGACCGTCGCCGTAAAATTGCAGATAGCCATTGCTCTGTTCCTGTAGTTATGGTCGTTGTCGAAATTTTCCCGGCAAAAACTTATGAATGTGCTTCGCTACCGTGATATCTGTAATATGTGCACACATAAATCCAACATAAATGCCATCAATCGCTTAACATCAGAAAGGGGTCTGGCCTATTCTGTAAAGGCATTTACATCCCTGGTGTTTAGCACGAGCTATTCATGTATCTACTTAACATCCTTCCCGATTTCATCCCGCTTTCCCTGGCGGGATTTTTTTTGCCCGTTCGTTATGTTGCGCTCTGCATGATTGCTACCATGTCAGGGTCCATCTGATCGATTAGATTCTGGCGGATAGTTTCGAACATGTTCTCCCTGCCACCGGTTCATCTTGTTACCAACGGTGCAAAACTGGTGGTGACGGTTAGTGACGCACTTTTTTTACGCGCTGTTGACACCCCGGCACGGTAAGCCGACTCGATGGCCTCCCAGTCCGGTTTTCCATTGTTTTGTTCCTGTGATTATGCCGTTATAAAAAGCCGGTATGACAAGATGGTTTTCGGCTGATTAATATAAATAAAATTAATAGGTTATAAAAACACAGCAAAGACTCAAATTCATATACAGTACAAACAGCACTATGTGGTTAAAATGCTCATATCGTCATTGTGATAAAGTTTTAATCGGTTTACCCCTCATTGAATTATTGTAGCTTCTGCCGCGTTGCGTCGCTTCCGACGCTGCGGCTTTTTTTTATTCCTGCTGGACTTTGCTGCCGCTTCAGCTACAGTGAACCTGTACCATGACTCATATCTTTTTGTCCCCTCATTTAACCATGGGGGACTTTTTTTACCGCGCACAGCAGCTAACGCATACGGGCTTTGGGAGATTGACGCCCGATACTTACGGCCTTTGCGAAAGCAGGGCTGGCTATCTCAGCAATACCGGCTATAGTTGTTTCACATCCCATGCACAGGTCCAATAAGAAAGAGCTGTTCCGCATTTTCCTCCTCTGGTTGATGCATACAAGGCTCTCGTGAAAAATAAGCTCCTTGACCCTGGAAGGGCCTCCGTTCAGGGTTTTCTTTTTCAGTTTGTATGCCCTCATCCATGTGTAATCTCAATAATGACTCAGCCGCAAGCCTGGCCTGTCGGGCTGGGTATGACATGAAAAATATCACCACCTTACTGAGAATCTTCGCATCATGGCTCAACGAGTTATGGTGTTGCACACGTAAATGGCTCATCACGAGACTTGTACACCAGACACAGATGGCAAAATTCTTGGTCACAATGCTCAACTCCGGCTACTCTTATCCTGTGATTGATTCAGACTGCCTGCTGATAACTTGACACCTTCAGACAACTGCCGGGGATTTTTTATTATGCAACAACGCTTTTTGGGGATAATAGCCTATACTCAATAAGAAGCTGCCCTCAGGGAAGAGTCGCAGCAAAAGCAAAAAAAGCCTGGCCGCATTTTCCCTCATCCTCTGGTTGATGCAGATCCGGCTTTCACACTCCTGAAACATTCACCCTGTTCCGTTATCGCTCAGGTTTTTTTTTATGCCTTATTCAGGCCCCTCAGCAGTTACGACTTCACGCTCTGTATCCAGCAGCCTGCAAAAATGACGACTAACCCCCTTAAGGCGATTCATCCGCTCAATGTCGCCGGGAGTTAAAGTGCGGTAGCCCTTTACGGTGCTGCCGTCCTGCGGTTTAGCTTTACTCATTTCGTAGCCTCTCTTTTTCTGCCTGCCTGGTATCTGCTTTATCACGATTACATTGGCCCAGGGCCGACAGCAGGCTGACATTCAAATCCAGACTTTGGCCCCACGTCATTTTTTCCGGGATGTCGGGATATGGCGTTTCAGCGGTCAGGCTGGCCGGCAGCGGTACGTACGGCACCGGAACGTAGACTGTCCGCGTATTCCCGCAGCCGGTCAGCTGCGCCAGCAGGAACAGGACGGTTAGCGCAATCATCGCCCGCAACAGCAGCTTTGATGTCGCGCGAGGCTCGCGATGACTCCAGTGCGATCTGCTCTTTAGCATGCTGATTGGCCTCAGTGATTTGGTTCACAATGGTGACGGTGCGGAGAACGTTGGCGGTAATGGCCTCAGAGGAGTCGGCGCGCTGCTCAGCAGCATCCGCCCGCGTTTTCTCAGCCTGCCATTTGTCGTGGTAGTGTCCTGCGCACCAGATGATGCCGCCGATGACAGTTACGACGAATGCGAGAATGACCAGCTTGTAGCGCAGGGTCATCCGTCTATCCCCCAGCACGCCAGAACACTTTCCTGGTCCCGGCGGGAAACCTGCCCGTAGCAGTTATTCGACCGCACCCGACAATCCTTGCCGCCATCCTTAATCCACCAGCGGATAGCCTCACAGGCGCCACGGCGGTCGCCGGCGTTGATACGCTGATAGAACGTTGAGGGGAAGCACTTCCCGGGCCCGATGTTGTACGGGCAGAACGAGGCAATACCGACCTTCTGGGGGGGCGTCAGCGGTACGTGAATATTTTTATCTACCCACGCCAGCGCCTTATTGCGCTCGATGGCGTTCACCGCATCGCATTTAGCCTGTGTCAGCTTCATGCCCTGCACCACCGTGCGGCCATCGACCCGCGTTGCTCCGCGGCAAATCGTCCAGATGCCCTGGCTGCCATCGCGGTACGCGATAAGGCTGTTGCCCTCTTTCTCATTCAGGAACTGATCCATCAGCACCGGCGCCGACGCGCCAGCAGCAATCAGCCCCAGCATAGCTGCACTGAGCTTTGTTTTCAGGTTAGTCATAGCTATTCATCCTGCGGTGGCGGGCCGCCATAACCGCGATCGAGGGACTGCTGATACATCTTCGTCCAGCGGCGTTTAAAGTAGAGATTGGTCAGGTAAGTCGCTACACCGATTATCACGCCGCTGGCCAGCGCGATGAAGTTCCAGTCGAGGCCGTGAAACCAGTCATACATGCGTGCCAGTCCCGTGCAAATTAGGCCGCCTGACGTGCAGTACGTGGCCGCCGAAAATATTTTGTCAGGCATTTTCATAGTCTCCACCTCGCATCGGGCGGGCTGAAAGTTAAAGGTTTATTCCATTAGTCATAGAAAGGTTATAAGTACTTTTAATGCTAAAAGTGCGCTGCTCCTTCACCAGGCAGCAACAATTAATTAGCTTTATTGAATTTTGACCTATTCAGTTGTATTTTACATATGGTGTTTTTTGATGAGACTGCCTAGAGCAGTTGAGGAAAAAACACCAGCTTCATAGAGTTACCTGGTGATTTAGCCCGTAGTCAGGATTTCCCCCTACGGGCCTTTTTTATCTATACTAAAATTGATTCATGGTGAGGTACAGGTGGGCTACCTTTTTCTCTCCCCCGCTTATTCATGAGTTGTTTCCAATGAACATTTTCTGCATACCCAATACTGCCTATCTGTAGTCAACCATTAGGGCTTCTCAAATAGCAGGCTCATCAACATTCATTTCATGTGATAAATTGAAAAGCCACACCCAATAGCTAGCTTTTTCTCCACCTGAGAACCAAAGTAAATAGTAAATAATGATGAAACCGAGAGCCCCATCATCGCTATTTCACAAGATCAATTGCACCACTCCAGTTTGGAATAAAAAGGGTTGACATAGTAATTATAGCAGCCCTCCTCAAGGGCATTTCTTTATAGAATAAGCACTCACCACATTAACAATAAGGTGCAATCATTCTGTCAGTTAAATCCAGTGAACTGTTCCTGAGGGCAGAGGGAGGAATGCTAAAATACCGCTGAAAGGATTTGCAAAAAGTGGAACTGTCCGTAAACCCTACCTGTACAAGAATAGCGGTAATATTAAGCTCACCTTTCAGAATAAGCTCAGCTGCAACAGTCATTCTTCGCGCCCGAATATAGCCAGCAAGATTATATCCAGTGGAGCTCTTGAATAAGCGTTGCACATGCCAATAGGAATACCCAGACCTCCTGGCTACTTCGCTTATGGACATCGAGCGTGTCAGGTCGGACTCAATCCACCGGACAAGGTCGCAGATAACCATGTCTGGAAAAGTAGAGTCAGTAGTTTCCAGCAACATCATAAACGCATACCATTTTTATTCCGTTTATGAATAAAGATAGCACAAAACTGAAGTGAGATTGATACCTGCATATGAAGAGGCGCCTCAACCAGCAAGCCACCCGAGACTTTTTGGACAGCACGAGGCGTTTTTAAATAAACGCTATAACTATGATGGTAAGTAGCTTAGGAAAGCATTCATTCAAAAATGGTCCGCCACCGAGGACTTGAACCCCGAACCTTCAGCTTAGAAGGCTGATGCTCTTTCCTGATGAGCTAGTGGCGGTCTCAGGGAGAAAGCATACAAAGACAAAGGTTAAGATACAATTCACAACTGTTACAAAAAACAAAAACCCCGCCAGATGGCAGGGTTCGAATGATAATTTAGTGCAGGCGTTATATCCCACAATTTGAAGATTACAGGACAACCTTATGCAAAGTCAACGCTATAAAGTAAAAAAATGTTGTCATTTGCTTCGATCGCATCAATAACGGGTAGCCTTCTCAAACTCTTCCGCCGCTTGCCTTTCACCTTTGATCAACGTATCAACCAATCTCTCATAAAATGGTTTCCAGTTACGTGACCACGAAGACTGATGGAGATCCGGGAGTCTCTTCAAAATGGCGCGATGGACAGTTGCAGATGATACGGCAGAAAACCCATTTCCGCTGCAGCGCTCGCAGGTTTTAAACACCGGCGCGCCGCGCTCGCTTGTGGCTTTGCGGTCGAGCACTTCACCTTTGCCGCCGCAACGGCATCGGGCCAGCAGCTCACCTTTGCCGTTACATGCCACGCATTTACGCTTAACCATTTCGTGCTTGATTTTCGGCGGTACGATTTCCATTCCGTCAGAGTTGAAGACTCCGGGATGTTTGATCACATCTTCATACTGAGAGGTTAATCCGCTGCCGCCGCAGTTGTGACACGTCACGCTGGTTTCCGCTGAACGCGAATACTCCGCGAAAGCGAATTGTGCGAGCACCAGCATGCACCAGCCGAAATCTGCACCCGCAGCCTTTCTGACGTTCTTTGGCGCCGTCTCCATAGCGTAGCGCGCCAGCGCCTGGGTTGCCAGATGCTCATCTGACTTGCTGACCCCGGCCCTGCCAAAGAAAGTGGCCAGGCCGAAGCGGGCCCTACTACTGGTTACGCCTATTCCGGCCATTACGTCTGTCCCGGTCAGCCGGTCAGGAGATGTCCCTTTAACGCTGTCACTGATGAGCATTCCCTGCGGGCTGAAGTGCTTGAGCGATGCTTCCAACTTCATGATGCCTTCCTCATAGATTCAACTTTCAGGATTAAGCCGCTGTATAGAGCCGGATGAAGCTCATCGCACATCGTCTTCAATTGCATGGCCAGTTCCATTTTCTTGTTGTGCCATGCAATGTGTGCTCCATAAGCTGTATCAAACAACCCGATGTGCCTTAGTTCGCCATTTACACGGATATTCGCCTTAAACTTACCTCGCTGCTTATCCCAACAAACACCCAACGGACAATCACCGCGAGCCCGTGCACGATCTAAGGTGAAATTATTAAGCGCTTGTGGAACGAATACGCATCGCTCTGGTGAATAGACTTTATTTCCCGGAATGAGCAAGTCTTTATCTAGGGCGGAATTTTCACGATGCCCGGATTTGTAAAACGCAAGAAAATTGCTGAAATATAGCCATTCCTGACAAACCGAGCAGCCCGCATAATTTCTCGCCATTTTTACGGTGTTCGGCGCATAGCAGCGGCGGAGCATGCTATTCCACACACTGTAGGCACTGTGATTATGTTGCCGACCACCGATTCTGATAGATCTCGGAAACGAGACATCAAAATGGCCAACACCAAAAATCAAACCTTTTTCTTTTTTGCGCGAAATTTTTGACTCAATGAGATGATCTATTTGATGCTGTTTCATGCGGCCACCTTTTTGTAAAAAACCTGCTCCCGAACCTGATCCCCATTCATAAGGAAATCGTTAAAATCGCCGTTATCCGGCCAGCGGATGCTGACTTTCACCAGATCGTTTTTTGCCAGTAGGTTCGCGTGAGCACACTCGAACGCTGCTGCATGGCCGGTAGCTGAGTGTTTGTCCATGTCGGCGAAAATAATCAGGTGCTTTACGCCCGCCGGCACGCGGAACTTCTTCATAAACGTGCTGTTGATTACTGCCCAGGTGTTTACGCCATAAACCTGGTAGCAAGAGAGTGCGGTTTCGATACCCTCCGCAATGCCGATCGTCGTTGATATCGGGAACATCCGGATGGCTACCGAGCGTGCGTGGTCGAGGTAGTTATCCTCCTGGAGCGATTTCAGGCGTTTAGCGCTATCAATGGCTGCCTTTTTATTGCCATCAAGCAGAGTCTGGTGCAGATAGCACAACTCGCCTTTATCGTCGGTGGCCAGTGAATATAAAGCCTGGTATACGCGTCCGGCGTGCCGCTGCCGATCGAAGTATCTGATGGCATCCGACGGAAGTCGGGTAATGCCACGCTCCTGAAAGTACGCAGCGGCCCCCGACCCTTTTAGCTCTGAGAGATTTGAAAACTTGTTGATGACTCGCTGGCGCTGGCGGGCGGCAGAGCTGTTGACCGGGATTTCAATACGCTGATAGTTATTGCCAATGAACTGGTCTACTTCAGCACAGATGGAGGAGAACCCCTTCTGCTGCGTGAGGGTAAGCAGCTTCATGCCGTCGCCGCTTCCACAGACGCATATCCACGTTCCCTCACCGTCACGATCGTCTACCCGGTATTTGCCACGGGCTCCGCATACGGGACACTCACCCTTGAAGTGGTGTTTCCCGGTGACCGGCGGCAGACCGTAATACTCAAAAATTTCACTCCATCGCCCTTTTGCCGCTACTGCTGTCTTCATGCGCTTTTTCTCTCCAACATACTGCGGATATTTTCTACTTTCTTATGGCCGCGCTGAGATCGCGCTTCAGCGCTGGCATCGTCCGCTCTTTCAGAACGCGCGCGGCCTTTTGCAAACTTGATGAGTTTGTGCTTGATGTGGTTATTGACCTCAGGAGTGAGTTCCATCGGGAAATCACTTAAACCATTCGGCCATTCGCCGAACTTTTCCTGGAAGGTGTGTGCGCACCAGCCGTCGCTGATGGGTTTCCCCATAGACGCACGCTGGCGCTGATAAAATTTGATTTGGCTCCACCAGGACTGCTTATCGCTTTTGGTGTAGATCCTTTCTCCCTTTTTCAACTTCTTGATGCTGCGACCGGTGTCGGTTTCCACGTCCTGTCCCGCCAGCGGCTTAAAACCGCATTTAGGGCAGACATAGACGCCTGCAGGCTTCATGAAGTGACATTCGGGACATTCTTTCGGGAGCTTTTCTTCTCGGTCTTCAGCTGAGCGGGACAATGCCTCTTTCATGCCATCATTTTTTGAGGGCAGATCGTCATACTCGATGCTGTCCGGGAAGCCCAGGCGGTGGACGGTACCGCTATGATCGAATATCAGGCAGGCGTCTTTTCCTGGTGCCGTGCGCAAGCCGCGGCCAAGCGCCTGCAGCCAGCGGATTTCGCTCTTGGTCGGCCGGGCATAAATGACACATCGCACGTCGCTGTCGAAACCGGCAACCAGCACGCCGACGCTGACGATAATTTTCGTGGCGCCAGTCTCAAAGCGGTGAATCATCAACTGGCGCTCATCGGGAGGTGTTTCTGCAACCATCACCTCAGCGCTGATCCCCACCTTACGGAACTGCAGGGTAACGAAGTTGGCGTGAGCAACGTTTACGCAAAACGCCACCGTAGGCAGATCATGGCCGTTACGGAGCCAGTTATCGACGATATCGCCCACCAGGTCAGAACCGCACATAATTGCAGCCAGCTGAGACTCGTCATAGTCGTTACCGAACTCCATTGAGGGCTTTGATTTAACCCCACTCAGATCGGGTTTTGTCGGTGCGTAAAATTCATATTTGCTGAGGTCGCCACGCTCTATAAGCTCGGCGATGGTGGTCGGTTTAATCAGGTGCTGGTAGTACTGCCCGAGAAAGGGCGAAAACGGCGTGCCTGACAGGCCAATAACCTTCACTTTTTTCTCGGCGGTGATCCTCTCAATCTCCTTGAGGATGCGACGCTTACGCAGGTGAGCCTCATCGACGATTAACAGATCGATGTTGTCCGGGAACTCGCGGCGGATCAGCGTATCGGCGCTGGCGATCTGAATCAGCAGTCTCGGGTCATAGCTCGGGTGATCGCGCCAGATGAAGCTGATCTCATCTTCTGGCAAGCCATATTCGGTAAAGCGTTGGGCAGTCTGGTTGATCAAGATGGCGTAGGGGGCGACAAAGAGAACCCGCATACCGCGGCTAACTAAACCGTCGGCAATGAATGCGGCCAGGCCCGTCTTCCCGCTCCCGGTCGGTGAGTAGACCATGAAGGAATCGTATTCCTTCCAGGTGCGACGGAGCATGTTTAATCCGCGTTCCTGTGCAAAGTTCGGTTTGATATTTAGCATTGTCGCCACCTGTAAAATTCACTCTTCCAGAAAGAGCGCTTCCCAAATCTGAGCTGCTTTTGACGGCGTACTACCTAGCGAGTACAGCGGCAATTTTAAAAGCAGACCATAAGATCGGTAGTTACCTAACCCTTAGAGTTGTCTGTTGGAAAAGGACTCTACTCCTTCCCTAACACCCAACTCCCCCAAACCCCCTCTTCCCTCTTCCCCATCTCAGGTACTATCAAGCTAGTACATCGAGACATAGCATCAGGGATTGCTGAGCCTGCATCTGGCGCCTTTAAGCCAACTGCAACCGGGTACCTTCAAACCCGGTGAACCAAAACCGATTATCGCGTTTTTGCCAAGGGTGGCTCAGCGGTGTATCCCTGAAGCGCTCTTCCGTGATCTTTTACAAATTTACGAAGCCGCGTATTGGCTTCATGCCGTCCGGCGTTCTCCTGCTTGTAGCTCACCGGTTCAGCGTGAAACGCCTTCTCGTACTCCTGGGTGTATCTGTGAGCCACTTTGCGACGCAGTGACGGCGGAAGTTGCTGCAACTGCTCCTGTATCCACTCGGAGTCTGCAGAGCAAAAAATCTCAGGCATGGAAAGATGACTAAACTTCACCTCTCACATCCCTTAGCTCAGGCCAAATCCTTTCCCAGTTGTCAGGGTTCAAAGACTTACGGCTAACCGCCCCCGCGCTATGGATCTCAATTTGCACACATATTTCCGGCCCTATTACCGACCCAGTGCTCATGACCTTTCGCAAGTAGTTGATAGTTGTGCCGCAACGCTCGGCAAAGACCCTTTTTTGCTCTGGCGAAAGGTCAGCCATATACTTCTTCAAAGTCTCCATACGATGCCTCTGGATAAATCAACAGGATTGATATTACCCACAGGTAACATAATAATCAATACCCCTGGGTAATTTACCGACAGGTAACAACTGATAGAATGGATATCATGGATAAATATGAGAAACGCCGTTTACGGCTAATCCAGTTGCGGGATGACTATTGCAATGGCAACGCATCAATGCTTGCTCGAAAGATAGAGCGAGAACCTTCATACGTATCGAGAATGCTTTGGCCAGAGGGTAAAGCAGGGAGGAAGCGCATAGCTGATGACATGATTGAAATCATTGAGAAAGCCTTTGATCTCCCACGAGGCTGGATGGATGACATTGTCGCCGAGCCGTCAAATGTTTCTTACGTTGGCCCATATAAAAAAAGTTCCTCATATCCTGTCATCAGTAGCGTTCAAGCAGGCTCATGGTGCGAGGCTATTGAGCCTTACACACTGAAAGACATTGACCTATGGCTGGAGTCAGATGCCCATGTCCAGGGGGATGCCTTTTGGTTACTCGTTGATGGGGACTCAATGACATCTCCGGTTGGCCTTAGCATTCCAGAGGGTACGTTCGTGTTGTTCGATACAGGGCGCGAGCCGATTAACGGCAGCCTGGTGATCGCAAAATTATCGGAATCAAATGAGGCTACGTTCAAAAAACTTGTTATCGACGGTGGACAGAAGTACTTGAAAGGGCTCAACCCTCAGTGGCCAGTCATTCAGGTAAACGGAAATTGTCGAATCATTGGTGTCGGAATTGAAACTAAGATGCGATTGATCTGACTTACCTCCCTCCTTACGCCCGGGTTTGCGGGCGTATTTACAATCCTCTCAGCAAAATCAAAAGCGCTAAAAAAAATAAACACATAAATTTCAAATATTTAGTCAGAATATTTGATTTTTATTACCCGTAGGTATTGATTTAACTTGTTACCCATAGGTATATTTACATCAACCGATGGCTAACAAGGCGCTTGAGATGGAAAATAAAATAGGCCGTTCATGCAATGTTGATAACCTTAACGTTGTTGATAAATTTAAATCTAATAACCACCGATGGGGTTTCTCACACCCTGCATCAGCTTATAATCGTGATTCTCGTTACGAGCTCATAACTTCGTATATCGGCGAAACTGAATTTGCCATTTACGAAAGAAGCGATAGCATTTTTTATTTGGTGGATTTCTTTAAAAATTATGACGACGCAATCCCCTATGCAAAAAATATTATTGATGAACATCCTGATTTGAGAAAGATGTTTCATAATCTGGCACTAAATTAACTCATCAAAAAAACATTTACAGCTTAACCGCTGCGGCCTAACTCAACCTGAGGAAAGGTAAATGCAAATACCATTATTAGGAAATGGTGGAGATTACAATATTCAACATCAACATATTCATGGGGATGTTAGACACGTTGACGACCGTGTAAAAACCTGTCAGATGCTCGGTGACTCAATGTACCCCACTATCGAACCAAATGAAATGGTCGCATTAGTCGGTTGCGGTGGAGAGATTACAGCTGCTGGTATTTACGCTTATTCCTGCATGTTTTTTGGCAATGAGTGCTTATTCATAAAGCGCGTACTGCCACTTGAAAATGGCGGGTTGCAGATTATCCATGATAATCCGGCATATCTGCCTTTTGATTTCTCACCAGAGGAAGTATCGCGCCTGACCATTCACGGCAGAGTTGTCGCATCCATGAAAGTGCAGAGGTTCGTATGAGCGACAGGAAAGCATTTAGCATGGCTAAACTCATGGCTTCTGCTGGTTATTGGGATATAGCGATTTTGTTCCTTCGTAAAGCATATGGGAGGCAATCATGACAAAGTTAAAACGTCAGGATATCCAGCAAGTAAATATAACTGCTGGACAACTTGCAGGACTGACGCAGACGTTTTTTGAGTATCACGAAAAACTCGATCACTTTCAGACAAAAGCTTTGTGCTCTCTGATTTATGACCTCTCATCTCAAATTCATTCCTGGACAGAGCGTGAAGAGAAAATCGTATTAGATTTAGAGGAATATAATCGCAATGAATAATTTAACACTCATTTATCGTCGCAGGATTTTAAAGGCAGCGTTACTTCGCCACCAGCGAAAAACTGGCAGCCACTGCATTGTTATAGGTCTCCCACATGGTGGTATTACAACGCTGGAGCTTACCGAAATTGTGATGGATGGAATTTTGGTACGTTTTGAAAACATTGTCCGTAAAGAGCATGGAAATCTAGCTGGTGATAAAGCTATTCGCGATCTGTATCTGAATGCGGTTGATGTGAATTGTAACGGAGAATTCCTGACATATAGCGGAAAACTACTGGTTGATGAATTAGTGGCGGAGTTAATTGCTCATGCTAAAGAGAAATATGTCAGCGGAGGGGTTCATTGATGATTAATCAGCATAAAGTCATTCATCGCGGGGTCAGCATTCCCGCCCCTATTCTCAACGTGCCGCTACATGTTGCTCCTGAATTCACCGGGAGGGTGGTGCTGTATATCGAGAATGGCCGCGTTAAATGCGATGTGCGGCTGAGTGATAACGAACACATCTGCTCGTTGGAGGGCTTCATTGAATTAGCACGTGCAGCTGGTATTCGACTGGAGGAAGTTAAAGATGCATGACAACCGTACGAGAAGCGCCATCGATCAGGCACTTCAAAAGCACCCTACGCCAGTCGGCGATCTGTACGCAGCCATTCGGCACGGCCGCATGAAGCGCTGCTTTAGTCGGGATACTGCCATTCGTTATCTGGCCTACTTTCTGACCTCCCACGCGTTCTTCTGCTCCGGGCTCAAAGAGCGGCATCCGGATGTGCGTATCGACCGCGATGATATTGAAGTGTGGCGCCGTGGGGAAACAACCGATGAATATCAGCGCGCCCACCAGCGCACCGTCCGCCGGCTACGCCGCATCCTGGCTCGCAAGCGTGAAGCCCTGGTCTGGCAGAAAAAATATGACGCCTGGGTAGCCCAGCGGGAAGAACTGATGAAACAGCGGCCGTTTTAAGCGGAGCAACACTTTTATGAAAAATTTAATTACCACTAAACCATCCATGACCAGCCTGGAAATCGCCGGGCTGGTTAACAGTCGCCATGACAGTGTGAAACGTGCCATTGATCGGCTGGTAGAAGCAGGCGTGATTGTTCAGCCACCGTTGGTGGACGAACCCGGAACTGATTCGATGGGTCGTCCGCGGTCAGTGCAGGTATTCCGCTTCACTGATGAGCAAGGCAAACGCGACAGCATCATCGTCGTGGCCCAGCTCTCGCCAGAGTTTACCGCACGTCTGGTGGACCGCTGGAAAGAGCTGGAAGAAGAACGGTCCCGTCCAAAATCTCAGGCAGAGATTATCGCAGAAATGGCACTCCTGAACGTTCAGCAGGAGCGCCGCCTGCACCAGGTCGAAGAGCAGGTCGAAACCGTCACCGAAGCCGTTGAGAACATTAAGCGTGGAACCATGCGAGCCGGTTACGTCGGTTACCGCCAGGTGGTAGCCAAAAGCGGCATGACAGACGCCAAGTGCCGCAACCTGGTTAACGCCTATCGCATCCCGACCGACACGCACGAATTTATGACACCTGACGGCCTTCTGTCCCGTCGCGCCATTGTGGAGCTTGAGCCGTTCATGAAGGCATTCCGCCAGATGATGGCTGAAGCTGAGCAGCGCGGAGCCCGCTGGTATCACCCAAAGATGGGACTGTTTCAGGCTATCGGATGGGAGATTAACCATGAGCAATAACGATATCTGGCTACCCGCCGGTTCAATCGCGGAGGCCCACCAGCGGGCCTTAACATGGGTGTGCGATGCGTACCTGTTCTATCTGGTCAGCCTGCACCGTCGCCCGGTTTACCGTCACCAGTATGGCGATATTTCGCTTAACCAACCATCTCTGCAGGGCTTCATCGACTCCTACCTACAGGATAAAGGGTGGGATACCGAACGACGCTGTGCGCATTACATCAACATTCTTGACCTCATCAAATATATGCATCGTAGCAATTCGCAATTTATTGACTGGGGAACAATACCGGCACTTACGCCTCGGGGGATCCGATGGATGAACGCCTGCTTTTCTCGCCTGGGGGAAATGGTTAACAGCTACGGCGGATGGAAAGGATATATCACAGCACTTGAAGAGGATCGAAACGATGAAAATCGACTTTAACGATTATGGTTCTGTGGCTTCAGTAACCATCAGCAGCACAATCTTTGAGTTTCGGAAGCATAACCGGATCGTCGATACAGTGCTTTTTCTGGTCCCTGGCGTGATCAGCGAGCGGCGCGGATGTTTCTTCATGCAGACGAAAATATCAGGCAAAAGCCGCGACGCGTTGCGGGCCTATAAAACTGCGCAGCAGGAGGCTAAGCGATGAGTATTACTCTCGAAAATGGTCGTATCGACCTTGACTCTCTGGCCACGATTGAAGATCACCTGCGCGGACTGGCGCTGGCGAACAGGACACTGGACAGCATCAAAGAGCAACTTTCTCAGTATTCCGATAAAAAGTCGGAATGGTATCGCCGGGCTACCGTTGCGCACAAATCATGGTTCTGGGTCCGCTCCCGGATCTGCGAGCAGCTGGCCATCCTGCGCCGGCGGGAAAAAGAAGTTAACAGGCTGCGTTGGCAGTATGAAAACGAAGCACTTCTGGCTCAGTTAAAAAGCCAGGTAAGTGCAGAGGTTTTCAGCGAATGTATGCGCCGGGCGAAGATTAAAGCGGCCCAGCGGCTGGACGAGGATTTTCACGTCGCAATTATTGAGGTGGGCAATGAATAATAAAATTGAAAACCCTGTGGTGCTTATCCATAAGCGTGATAACTCCGACTCCTACGCGGTAGCCATTACCAGTGGTAGCCAGAATTACCATGACGCCCTTCTGATGGCGACTATGGAACCGGACATGAGCGGCGATGCCGTCGATACCTGGAGTAAAACCGGCTACTACATGGCCCAGGAAATAGAGCGCTGGCGCCGGGTAGCGGCTCTGGCGATTGCAAGACTGGATTCTGCCGATGAAAAAAATGTATGGCAGGTAATCGGATTCTCTTTGGGTGCTCTCGAATGTGCTGTCGCTGGCGGAATTGCAGGAGCAGCTAAAACCTGCAGGAGCAGCGAAAAAGCGCAGGTCGAGTACCCCGAAACACTTCCCTGCCCTGTCGTACTTGAGCCCGGCTTCCGGTTTGGTAAAGGCGTTAGCACTCATCTGGTATTGCGGGCGCTAAAGAGCCGCGCTGAGCGCTACACAGAGCTGGACGCCATGGGACCAGAAGCACGGGCAGAACACGATGATGCTATCGCTGAACTTCGGGAGAAACTGGGCTTTGGTGCGCCAGCGAAAAAAGCAGCCGTGCAGATTAAGCTGCCGGGGCTGCCGAAACTCGGTTCTGACGCCGAATGGTATCAGGGGTTTGCTGCTGGCGCGGGAAGCATGCGCGAAGCATGTGCGGCCGCGCTGATTTCTGCAGGTGTTGAAATTATTGGGGGGAAAAAGTGATGGACTGGCCAACAGCGTTTTGCATCGTCGGTGTTGCGTTTGCCGCATCCTGGTTGTTTCGGGGTCTTTGACATGAATCGTGAATTTGAGATCTGGGTACGGCTGCGCTACGGCAGCCGCTATGACCTGACGCGGGACGGGCACGGCTACTACTGCCGTGAGGTAGTTAAGAGGATGTTTGAAGTGTGGTGCCACTGCCGTGGCATGAGAGTGGTGTGAGGTGGGTATGATTTATCTGGATGTTGTGCCGATTACAAAGTACTGCGAAGAGATGGGAGAAACTCTTGATGCCGTTAACAAACGGTTACAACGCGGAGTGTGGCGGGAAGGAATTCATGTTTTAAAAGTTGATGGGTCAAAAGAACGCTGGATCGACTTAAAGGAGATTGCAATTTGGGCAAGGCAAAACAAGGATCAATATCTCTCCCAAGAGGGGTAACTATCCGGCAGCATAAAACTGGCGACACTCTGGTTGTCACCTTCACATACAAAGGGGTTCTGTGTCGGGAGCCCCTCTCCAGAATGGAAGCAAACACGCGCGGTGTGAAGTACGCCGAGCGCCTGCTCGGGGAGATACAAAACCAGATCGTCAGTGGCACCTTTGAATATGCGAAATATTTCCCCAACTCCAAAAAGCTGGAGCTGTTCGGGGTAGTGAAGAAGACCAAAAATATAAAGTCTTACCTGGACGAGTACCTGAAAATCTGCCAGAACCGCAACCTGTCCCCGTCGACTATCAACGGTTATGAAAAATGCCTGTCTGCGCTGTCAGCTCTGCATAAACTCCACGTGTCAGAACTAACGCCAGCGGTCCTTAAAAATTGGATAGCCAGCCGGAGAACAAAGCTGAAAACGACCAGGAATAACCTTTCGTTTCTGCGCAGCGCCATCGATGAAGCTGTTACGGATGGCCTGCTGACCATTAACCCGGTAACCCTCGTCAGCGCCAGCCGGTACCACGTGATCGACAGCAGCCCGAACGCCGACGATTACGAGGTTGACCCGTTCACGCCAGCGGAAACCCTCGCTATTTACCAGAGCTGCAGGTACCCGGAATGGGAAAACCTGTTCCGCTTTGCCTTCAATACCGGTCTACGAAGCTCCGAACTGTGCGCACTGCGCTGGCCTGATCTCGACACCATAGCGAAAACAGCCCACGTACAGGCGGCCAGTGTTGTAGGGGTACTCAAAGGCACTAAGACAAAAGCCGGTACCCGTAAGGTTGAGCTGAACAGTGAGGCACTGGCAGCTCTGCAGGCGCAGAAACAATACACCTTTATGAAAAGTGAGTTCATATTCAGCGATCCGAAAACGGGAGAACCCTGGGCGAACGCCGACGCGATCCGTAAAAAAGCATGGGTGCCGACCCTGAAAAAAGCTGGCGTGCGCTACCGTAACCCGTACCAGACTCGTCATACGTTCGCCACCAAGCATATTAGCCAGGGCGTTAACCTCTTCTGGCTTGCCGGACAGATGGGCCACAAAGGGCCGGAAATGTTATTCCGCAATTACGGTAAATACTTGGCTGAATATGACGGAAAAACCGCAATAGAGGCAATTAGGTAAAATGTGAAGGACATAAATAACCCGGTATTGACCGGGTTTAAGCGTATTCCTGCATCGCCTCAAGGATCAGTCGCTTATGCCCACGACGCATAGTTTCCGACAGTTCTACAGCGTCATAAATAGAACGCAGACAATAGGCAGCAACACGCCCCTTGTATGTCTGCGTATAGTTAGAAGTTATATGCTCCTTAACTGCTTCCAGCTCAAACGCTTGATGGGCTTCTATACAATTTACGACTGAATCCCATTCAAGGAAGGGGTGATCTGCTTCAAGCAAATCTACCTGGCACTGAAGCAAATTCGGGCGCGCAAGGATGTACTCGCTAATATCTGAATTGATAAGTAAAACGAGAAGTGGCTCGCAGCAGCAAACCATCATGTATTTATGCTTCTCTGGGGTGGTAAAATCGCAGAAGAGATAAATCACATCACCAACGGAAAGCTGATGATGTGACGCAAAAGTTTGGGCAAAATTTGAAGGAAACATATCCCCTAAATTAGGCATTCTATCTTCCGCTGAAAAGATGGGAAATCAGTAAGTCAGCATCTTTACAGCTTCTCGCGATAACTTCCAGAGGGATTTCACCATTCTCGTTCGCAGAAGACCAAACTTCATCGTGGCTCATTTCACGAATCTGGCCAAATGTTAACTTGCCAATCATCTCGATTGCCTCATCAATACATTTAAGATCAGAATCACTGAAAACTTCATCATCAACAGGGCGCAAAGGCTCTACGCGGTAGTTGTGGGCTTTCTCATAAACCCGAAGCGCTGACTTTATGTCTTCAACTTCGATTCCATTTGGAATGAAGCGCCCCTTTCCTTGGGCAATTTTGATGATGTCATAGGTGTTCTCAGCGACTGGGCCATCTTTCATAGCCTTATACTCATCGCCAGTAATGAGGCGGCCATAACGTTCCAAGTGAGCGCGATCGGCGTAGTAAAGGATTTTCCCGACATGATAAATGTCAGGTACGGGTGCTTTAGAGGCCACATACAGAATGGCCTCTAAAGCCTTTTCTGAATCGAACCGAATCTTAAGCATCTCGACACCTTTCATAGATATGGCTTTATGAAGTAACAACTATATTAGTAGGACATTTTGTCCTACCCAGCCACATCTTATAGCCAGCTATCATGAATAAGCAACCTCATATTGATCGCTTAGTGGCATGTTTAGGGGGATTTTACACCAACATTTTACACGATACCTACACGTTCAAAGCATTTACCTAAAAGGTAATGGCACAATCTTAGACAATCCTGACATTGTAAAAAGTTGCACTCTCGTGAGAGTTTTCGTTGACAAAGTGAACAGTAGCATTTTTGCACAGGCCATATGACGGAGGTTACTAAGGCTTAGTAACGCAGGAAGTATTTCAAAATATTGGACAGTATCAGGACGTTAGAAAGACCTCACTATGCACGTAAAATGCACCTAAATCCTGGCACAATAATAAAGTTTTTTATTTTCAGTACGTTAAGCAACTTTAGGACGCGAGTTCAACTCCCGCCAGCTCCACCAAAATTCTCCATCGGTGATTACCAGAGTCATCCGATGAAGTCCTAAGAGCCCGCACGGCGCAAGCCCTGCGGGCTTTTTTGTGCCTTGAATTTGTCCCGCGAAGTCTGATGCCAACTAATTAAATCCGAACCTTTTAGGCCCATTGATAGGCCCAACGATAAGCTCTATTGTTTTCGTTGAGCCTAAACACAGGGAGACTCCTTAGTAGTGCTGGCAAAAATCGAGGAGCTCTATTTCATCGAACATTTCTACTTGCCCGAAACCAGAGCGCAGATGACTAGTAGTGGGTAGCCAACGTCTAAACATTTGCCTGAGCCCGCGACGGGCATCGAGTGGTGCCCACATTCCTTCGAGCTGAGGCACATCTTCAATTCCTACCATTATCAATCCTTTAATCTTCACATCCCGCATAGCCGGAAAAAGCTACAACGAAACCAGTCGTTAGGTACGATATCTGCCAACTAATATCAATTATGTCTGTAGCATTATGTGATTATTTGTATTTCGTCTTCAGCAAACCATTGACTCTCCTTAATTCGAGCCATTGCTGCAGCTGGATCGGACGACCAAAGCACTAAGGCGAGCGATTCTTGCGCCCTGCTACAAGTCACGTACAGCAAACGTAAAGTCCGGTCAATTGTTGTCTCCTTACCAGCCTCTGCATTCTTTTTATCTGTTGGACTTAACTTCGTACCACCAAAAATTTTGTCGTACTTAATGAGAGTTCCACCAGCAAGCGCATCATCCATTACAACCATGACGTGATTGAACTCAGAGCCTTTAACTACCTGATGTGTTGCGAGCTCTGAAATCCCAGCAAGGTAATTCCGATAGCACTTAAGTTGTTTCCATGGAGAAGCAAACAGTGCACACCATCCACGGCGCATTCTGGTTTGCTTTGACTCATCCTCACCACGTCCAGGAGCTTGCGGGGCTGGTGACTTGTCGGCATAAGCCTCTAGGAGTCGATGATCAACCTCGAATAAGTTTGCACTCAAGACTGGCGCTAACACCTCAGCGATCGTTGACTCAGGGTTGGCGCAAGCCATTGCAAATATCGCTATCGCCTCGAGCATTTCATCAGTACGTTCAATTCTTGCTTCTGAGTCCTCAGGCATATTGTCTAAACCGCCATAACGTCGAAAAACCTCGGTGGCCTTAAACTCATTAACGATTCCTTCATCACTGACGCAGGCTTCTAAATGCGCCAGCTCATTAAGCAAAATTTGTACTGTTGAAGGCCCCTTATTGTCCCCACTGCCAGATGGTGCTGCAGCGTTGGGATCTAACAGAACCATTGCCTCATAGACATCAAGAAACGAGCCACGAGTGGCGACAAGCTTATGCTCAAGCGCAAGCAACTGATATTGCCCTTGATTCCAATCAGCTAAACCACTAATTTCAAACATTCGCTCAGCGCACCAGCGTTCACTAAGCACTTTATCTTCTGGACTTCGTGATGTATCCCCCAAGAAGAGCCGAACCGTTCCACCAGCTTTTTCCGTTCGGGGATGTTGTGCTGACCCCTTTGTTGGTTGTGTCCTGCCTTCAAATTCGGTTTCCCAGATTTTATTAATCAGTGTGACTATCCGTCGTTGACTGCGATGATTCATTTTTAACTCAGGCGTTGCCCAGCTTTCCGGAACAATGCTTGGAAGATCGGCATGACCATCCATATAAATTCGTTGTCGATGATCTCCCAGCAGACCAAGAGTCAAATCTCTCTCACTTTTTTTGGCAAGCACCATCAAGGAGTCCAGTACACCTTTCATCGTGTCCTGCGACTCATCAATCAGTATGATTGGATGTCGATCTTTGAGAATGGATTGGAGTGTTGGCTTATTTTGAAGCAACCAAGCTGTCGCATCGAGTACGTAATTGTGTGGTAGTGCACCAGGTCCATATGTATTGCGATCGGGATGGTATTTGAATACTTCAGTTGTCCGAAGAACCTCGATTTCATTTGTGATTTCGTCAAGGTCACGCTGTTTTGCTGCAGTAATACCCCTCGGTTTCGCTTGTGCCTCTGCAGTCTCTTTAGCGAGTTGAGCTTCTTTTACTGCTATAAGAGACTCGCGAATATCATCGTTGAACCCATTAATTAATTCCCAACAAAACGAATGGATGGTAGACACACAGACTAAGCTATTGTCTCCAAGACGTCCGTTGATTACAGAGACGGCATTCTTTGTATACGTTACCACTCTAATAGAACGCCCATACATCTTCAGGGACCGTGCCAATTGTCCCCCCTTCTCATGCTCGGTCACACCAGTAAGGCGACGTAAAACTTCCACCAATGTTCGTGTTTTACCAGAACCAGCCCCCGCAAAAAGAAAGTAGTTACGAGGTGGAATGTCTGTAAGGTAGCCGCAAATCTCTTCTACTACCCCTGCATCGCGATCATTGCCGTCAAGGATTGATGAGTTAGTCATGGCATCACCTCCTTGCTTGGCTCAAGCTGTGTCTGGAGCCATTCCAATGCATCCACAATATATTTAGGACAGACAATCGGCTCATCCGCAGCAACCATTTCAAAGATGCTTGCGGCAAAATCTCCTTTATTAAAAGATCCATGCATTAATTTGTGCAGCGCAGCGAGCAGTTCTGGAATATTATCATTTTCAGCGACCTGTCTTGCTACTGAGCCCAGTGCGCCTTTTGGCGGTGTGAGCTGCTTGCCTCCGTCATCGACTTTTTCATTCATCAACGCCTTAAACCAAGGAATATTTCTTAGTATAAGAGAATCCTCAAAAGTACTTGGCCACTGATTACCAGCTTCGGCTACAGGCAGCTGCCATGCGAAACGTACAGAACATTCGGCAATTTCGTTCCAGACAAGATGCTCATCTTTCGGGTTCTTGAAATCCTCAAGCTGTTGCAGCTTAGGGTGCCATCCGCGAAGAGTCGGGTTCCCACATTGCAGCCCGGGTTGTCCTGTATTAGCTACAGCAACCAAGGTTGTAGTCGGTTCCCCATTTTTCTTAGGCTTACCTGGTCTTTCTTCAACTGGATCGATATCAGTAATAATTACAGTTGGAATACGGAGTCTTTCAACGAGAGACTTTAGCCGATGAGCATGGCTACCACCAATATCAAGGAAGGACAGATAGCGGCTGTTGAGTATTGCAAAATCTCTTTCAATGAAAAGAGGTAACAGCATTCGCTCAGCAACCCCCTCGACAAAGATTGCAGCATTGGCAAATAAAAGGTCTGTGTGTTGAACGCGAAAATAACGCTCAGCGAATTGACGGGTCGTTTTATCATCACCAAAAACTTGCCCAAGATTGACCACCTCGGTGGTAGGCATGTTTTGTTCTTCACTCTTGGCAACGCGGCGAACATATCGTAGCCGGTCAAAATTCTCAGCATGAGCTAGATGGCTAGAATGAGTACTGATAATCAATTGGCTTTTAAGGCCTGACTCAGCGCTACTGTTAGGGCTGATTAGCTTATGTGCCTTACCTGGGAAAATACGTTGTACCTGTACGTGCAAATGAGCCTCGGGCTCCTCAATCATAACCAGGTGAACAGGTACTGGAGCGCCCTTTTCAGGATTTAGGCGAGCCGCTTTGAAGGAAACTAGTTGGTAACTAAGTGACTGTAAATTCTGATAACCGAGTCCAATGGAATATTCCGGGAGAAGCTCCTCTAATGAATCCTTCTGCATGCTGTATTGAACAGCTGTCCCATGGTCGAGTAATTCGGCTGTCTGTATGCGCGTGCGGAAACGAATCTCTTGGGGGTCATGCAAGCCGGGGTACCCGAGCTCTTTAACCTCTTCTACGGATGGTCCAATAGCCTCATGTATCTTTTTATCTAGTTCCTGCTGGGCATCAGCAACAGCTTTTATGAGGTCAGCTCGATGCCCATGACCTGTTGCTGCCACATTTAGATGCTGTCGAGCAAATTTGAGAAGCTGATTAGAGAATAAACCTATGCGATGAGGGCCAGAAGCAGACCGGGAATCAGCTTCCTCACTACCAAGGCCACGCTGTGCAGCCACAAAGTCTACTTTTATGATTTTCTGCAAATGTTTACGATCAATTGGACTAGAGTTAGCATCCAATATCTGGCTAACATAGGTCTTTATTCCGTCCAAAGGGTTGTTATCTGCATCCAACTTATAGGCCCGAACCTGGCCGAGTAGAGAAGGTTCTCGCAGCCAAAAATCAAGAAGATCAATCGGCCACGCAAGCGAATCCTTTCCCATATCCTTCACAGGTATTCTCGTCAGGTGATACTTCCAAGCCAACTGTTTTAGATCCTCAATGTTCGTAGCAGGTTCCAGACGCAATCGGACACCTACCCCGCCCCCCTTCCAACTGAATTTTGACAAGAACGGAGAGACATAGTGGAACATACCGGCCTTAGCATCGAACCATAGATCTAGCGTTGGCATCGCCGAAAGTAAGGTTCCAAGTTGCTCTACCCATTCATTTTCGGATGCGCCAGACGTAGATGGATCTTCTTCTAATGCGTCCCAAGCTCTTCCAAGTTCCCGCAATTTTGGCCATTGAGAAACACTGATGTCGAAAGCACCAAATGGCGAGCCATCTGCGAGGAAATGGCGCAACGCTGCCAGAATTGATGTTTTTCCGCTATTATTAGCACCTACTAGAATAGTAGTCTTAGGATCAATCTCAAGCTGGACCTTACCAAGTCGGCGGAACTGGCAAAGCTCAACAAATCGAAGGGATATCTGCCCAGATAATGATGTAGTGGCGTCTGCTGCTGACATTGTGGCTCCTCTCAATCCGTATAGGGATGCGCCAACCTGTAGCAGCTTAGCGCCACGCCGTAAGCTCGAGTCCTTCCTGATCCTACCCGCCAATAGTGGACACGCAACTAAGTGAGTAAACTCTCAGACAGAGGTGACTCACATGACTAAATCAGCAACCGTAACTAAGAAGCCACGAAAACAGTATTCTCCTGAATACCGC